GCTGCGCAGCGCTCCTCCGGTCCATTTGAACGTACCATGGACTTGGTGCAGGGCAACAAGGCGATCTACGAGGTCCTGCCAAAGGATCTTGTTCTTGTGCAAATACGCCCCGTTGGTGCCGACGGCCTCAAGGTGTAGGTCTATCTGCACGCCTTCGCTTGCGTGAACCATGACAAGGCGCGAGGTCCAACCCATCGACCAGGCCTCTTCTGGCAAGAGGCTAGACAGGTAACTGGGCTGCGAGCCGGCGAAGATAGTGAGTTGTGGATTGACAATAGCAAGTTCCTTGCCCTCTCGGCTCCAACGGCGCCTTTCGCTTGTCACAGGGGGGTTGTCATAGATGAAATTAAGGACAGATAGGAACTCCAGGTCGTGTGCAGGCACCAACACTCCAAACTCAGGACTCGCAACCAGCAGACTGTGGTACTCTACCAGGTCGTCGCCGTTCACCTTTGCCGTGCCGGCCTCGCCCAAGGAGTCCATAAGGCCGGCCTTCGTGATGCTGTGCGGTGCGACGTGGAAGCACTTACCCTCATGCCAACAGTTGTACACTTCTTGAATGACGTTCTTGCCAATGCCAGGGGTTGCGACAAGGAGGACGTACAAGTTTGGATAAATGGGCTTCCCTGCGCTCATAACACATAGCCTGCGCTCCATCGCCCCGCTCAGCGCGCTGATCCCGGCCCAAAGCCTAAAGATCTCTGGGCTGGGAAGCCCTCCAGTATAATCCAAAAATGCGTCGAGCCAGTCTTGGGCCAAGGGCTATCCGCCGACTTTGCATAGGTTGCCAATGTGAGCTACGCTGCAAGAGTCAAAGTAAATGAGGCCGAGGCCAGAGGGCCACCGGACTTCTATGAAGTCAGGGTGCAGAGCATCGACGTAGCCAAGACCTTGGAGGCCCTCGATGAAGACTTGGGTGCCGATTTCCAACTTGTCTGCCTCGTCTTTTGTCATAGGGTACGCTCCCCTTGGGCAAGTTGCTTTTGCACTTCTTGTAAGGCCTTGTTAAGCTCGTGTCGCACGAGCCTGGACCAGTTTAGATAGGTCCTCCAACGGAGGATGCGGAGGAGCTGCGTTTCATCTCCGCGCGAAATGGCGTAGAGATGTGCGTAGCTTAGTGCAAGGCGCCAAACTGGATACCTGGTTTCTATCTGGAGAGATATGATTTTGTGCATAGTTGCAGGATCCTCGCGGATAAATACCTTGCAGGCAAAATCAGCGTGGGCTAACGCAAGCTGATGCTGCAGCTCGTTGTGCTTTTGCATAAGCTCTTGCAAGACATTATCGAGCCGCTCGGCTCGATCTGCTGTATGGCGAAAAGAATCCTGTATTATGGCACTGCGTGGCCGATATTCTTCGAGTAGCATAGCTATTTTTACGATGTCTTGTGCAAGGCTTGTCATAGGATACGCTCCAGGCTAGAGGTACGCCTGCGAAGGTCCTGGCCTTTCCACTTGGAAAGGCCATCTGGGTTGTCGGGACGGGCAGAACCCCAGTTCCATCCGATCTTGCAGTCCGTCGGGATGACAAAGTGCCGGCCACGATGTTCTAGGGGCACAATGATAGCCTTGCTGATCTCGTCGATGACCTTGTGATCATCCTCGGCGAATTGAAAGGTGATGCTGTCATAGCCTTGATTTAGCAGCTCTACGCGATTGGCAAAGTCGCGCCAGACACGGTAGAGGCCCAGGCTGGTCCTGTCCGCCGTGGTGGACTGAGGTCCGGCCGCCACAGCTTCTCTTAGCGTCGCCTCGTCTTGAGGCCGGCCGAAGAAGGTAAGTTTCCGACCTAATGGTGTCACAATGTGCTGCTTGGTCTGCAGCTGCTCGGCAACCCAACGGTGCCACAGAGGTAAGGCTTTGAAAGCCTCGAAGTAACGTTTTTGGAAGTGGTCCATGAGGGCTTGAGGCACCTTCAAGTGTCTCGACATGGTAAAAGGTGTACCGAGATAATTGCTTCCGTGGCCACCTCGCTTGGACATATCTCTATACGAGAAATGACGGTAAAATTTTTGTTCAGCCAGGACACGATCTCTTTTAAGGTCATGTGTCCACGCCACAGCTTCTGGCCAGATAAGCCGGGCGGTAAAGGTATGAAGGTCCCCTGCTTCGATAACATCGAGATACGTCCAGTCGCCGAATAGGGTTCCGCAGAGCCATCCAACGTCGCGGGCTTCGCTTTGCTCGTAGTCGATGACACAGAGCTTCTTGCCTTCGTCGGCGATGAAGATGCGGCGGAGGCTGTGGATTGTGTCTTCGTCCTGGTCTTCGGCATAGTCGGCGTCCTTTTTGATGTTGAAGATGTTGCCGCCGGTGCCGAAGGCATTTTTGGCGGAGGACCAGCGGCCAGTCTTTGTACCTGCGATGTTGAGGCTGCTTCGCAAGCGCCCGTCAGGGTCTACTTCTGTTTCCAGGGTCTCTAGTTGCTTTGCCAAATCTCTGAACTTGAGGATACATAAAACCAGAGGTTGGGCGTGGAAGTATGCCTGGAGCTTCTCTAGGGCCTCTCGGTTCATGCTGAGCTTTTTGACGCCTCTTTGACTGGTCCATTGCTCAGGGACTTTCATCGCGCCGTAGAAGAACTTGGTGAGCTGTTGATGCGACCTGGGATTGAGGGGCTTTCCCCAGACCTCACAAGCAAGCTTGATTAGGATGTCTGAGACCCTTGCCTGCTGGCCTCTTAGCAAGTCTATGGCACGTCGGCGCTCAAGCTCGTCAATCCTAAAGCCTCGAAGCATCATCTCGAGGGCAGGGCCTTGCAAGGCCCTTTCAAAGGCATAGATTAGGTTTGGCGCGTTGGCACCAGGGGCCGTCGATGGGAAGGTGCGATGCAAGACCTGGAGGACTTCCAAGGTCACACAGACATCCAAACCGCAATATACTTGAAGTTGTTGTGGATGGACTCGGCCTGGCTCTAGGTCTTGCGTATTAACAAGAGGCATCTTTGTCTTTCAGCGGATTGCCGTGTTCATCGCACTCAATATGCCTGCCGTAGTAGTGATGGTGGCAGCCCTCGGGCGAATTGACCAAGGCAAGGCGCTTGGCTTCGTCCAGGTCTTCTTCGTGCGGGTAGAGGATGACCCAGGTTATCTTGTTCATTAGAAGGCCTTGCCGCCCTGGGCGCTTCGCGCCGCTGGCTTATGGTCAAGTCGCTGATCGTTGTAAGCAAGCTTCTCGCAGAGAGCACTGGCCAGGTCATAGCCGTGCTCTCCTGCATAGTCGAAGATGCGGATTAGGCAGTCGGCTAACTCTACCTCTGCGGCCCGCCTTGCGGGCAGGTGCTCGTCCATGAGGCCCTTCCGCTCGGCCTCGAGGACCTCCGAGAGCTCCGAGTGCATGAGGGCGATTAGCTCTCCTTTGTTTCTGCGGATGCGTGAGCCGTCGGGGCCGGTCCACCAGCCGTTGGCAACGGCCCGAGTGTGACATATCTTTGTTGCAGCGGCAATGCCGATGCGGGCGATGTCAATGGCTTCGGTCATGCGAGGGCTCCTATCAAGGCAAGGAGGATATGGATGAAGGTTTCCATCGGGCTAGGCCTTGTTCCAAGGTTTGAAAGCGAGAAGGCTCTCTATGCTTGGCCAAGTCCCTGTAAAGCAGAGAGCCCGATCATCTATCGTAAGAAAGGCTGCTGGCTTGCCCTCTGCGAAGGTGACTTGGCTGAGGACGCCAGGGGCCAAAGGCCCAAGAGCTTCGACGCAGTGCTTTGTTAGCCATTCTCCCATTGCCTGCCGCCCACCATCATGGTTGGAGCGGCTGGAATAAATTCTAACGTCGAACTTTTGCACAGCTTCATGTAGAAACTTGGCCATGCCCGGGGTGGGAGGGTCCGGTATGATGTCTGGGCCTTGCCAGCGCGACGTGTAAGAGTGCAGAACGCCGTCGAAGTCAAGACAGAGAATTGGGCGAAATGGTGACTCAGCCATCTTTCTTCTCTCCTTCTTGTAGTTTTTGCCGAGCCATAAGCTTCCATGCAGGTTCTTGAGTATATATGCTGCCTAAGAAGCCTAATCCCTTTTGAAGTTCAGGAAAGAGGCTGTGGTGCAGCAACATGGTGTCCTCTCGGACGTTGCAGGGCCTTATGCCCACTCGCATTAAGTATTGCAGGTCGTACATGAAATTCTGACCGACTTTGGCACAAGGCAGGGCGAGGATACGCCTTACCCATTGCCATGCTGCGTCCTCGTCAATGGGATTGTCCCAGAAGCATCCGCTGGGCTTGGTCAGGTCCACAAAGGGGATGACGATGGCGAGGTCTGGCCGCGTGGCAAAGCCGATGCATTTGATTTGGCCAGCGCCAGTCTCTATGTCTGCGGAGATTATGTCCGCGTGCTTGGCTTCACCCTCGTACCATTGCTCGATCTCGGGCAGGGTTGGGTTGACAAGGACACAGCGCTTGGGCCTCCGAACCTCGGCGAAGCTCCCCTCGGTCTTTGCCTTGAGCAAGTCGGCGACGACGACAGGGCGCAAGGCCCAGTTGCGCAGCACCGCTGCAGGATGGAAGGTTGGGAGCACTTTTTGGTGGCCCGCTTGGGCCACCGCTCCGCGGATGGAGCCGATCTTGGTGCTGTGCAGGATGGCCCAACAGGCGGTGTTGCCTAAGGCTAGGACAAGGTTCGGCTTTACTTCGCTTATTTCCTCTTGTAGCCTTGCAAGCTCCGGTAGGAACTCTGGCCGTAGGTATTTGCCTTGGCGGAGCCCTGGCATGGGGTAGTCATTGCCCACTTCCTTTTTGCTGGCGCACAAGGCATCCAAGTTATTCTTAGGAGGTCGCAAAGCAAGTACGTTTGTGAGGAAGAGACCAGAAGCCTCCCAATAATAGATCATATCCTTGTTACTGAGCCACCTGTCCGGCAACGGGTTCTTAAGCAGGCCGGCTTCGAAAGCCATTCTGGCTAGCTCGCGGCCACTCTGGCCGACGAAGGGCTTACCACACTCCTCCTCATCTGCGCCGTGAGCTTCGCCAACAAGGGCAATTTTGGCGCTTTTGCTGCCTACCGAATGGCGAAAAGGGACTAGTGCCACAGAATTATACTTTCTTCTCTTTCAGAGTCCAGGCTGCAGTGCCTGGAACAGGCCTTGCCTCTCGCTCTTCGAGCATTGCCTTGAACAAGATCAAATAGACGATTAGGTCGTCGCAGCGACCCTGGAGAGGCTCGGATCGAGGGCGCTCCTTGCCTATGGACAGATCCTGCACGAATTGCATGAGGGCGTCCCAGTGTTTCGCGCTATAAACTGCCCAAACATGCTCCATGCTTAGGCCAAGCCGCTCCGCGTTGCGGCGAAAGTTCGCAAGGCGATCGAAATCGCCAGAGTATTCGCCACCCTTACTTGCTGCAAGGTGTGTGATTTGCTTCACTGTGTCAGCAAGGAGCTTGTTCCACCTGTCATGGTCGAAGATCAAGTCCTTTCTGGGCCTGTCTGGCAGATGCACGTTACAGAGATCACCTTGCACGGCGGTGTTGCCGCAGCCAGGCACAACACAAAAAGCGACTTGGTTTGTCACTTGATGAACTCCTCTATGCTTAGTTCGCCAATGGGGAAGTTGTCCTGGCTCGGGCCAGGCGAATCCGCAAGGTAAGGTTCCAAATCCATCGTAAGCCTCTTGGCCTCGGTCGGTACCCAAGCCAGGGTGTAGCCCAGGGCCTCTCCGGCAGCGATGAAGCTAAGCAGGCTTGGGTTTTTGTTCCTTCTCCAAGCGTCTGTCAGGCAGCAAAGGCTCACCCCGCTGGCCTGCTCCCAATCGCCGTAGGTGATCTCGAGCCTCTGTGCCTTGCGGTAGAGATCACGGATTAGTTCATGGCAGCGATGTGGCAGGACTTTGATCCGGCTGTCTTCGAACCGGGCCTGCTGCTTGGTTCTATGCCCGGAGCGCCTCATCCCAGGTTCACCGCGTTGACGATGCGACGGGCGACGGCGAGACAGGTCTCGGTCTTGGGGATCTGTCCCAGGTGCTGGCCTGGATAGACCTCGGTCACGTGGGCGCTGGAGGCGTCGATGATGCTGATTCGGCCGTCGTAGTTGACAACGGACCAAGGGAGAGGAAAGGCAAAGGGAGTGGTCATGCCTTGCTCCCAAAGTTGCGGAGTGTCCTTGCGCTGCGCAGAGTTGACTGCGCAATGGAAGCATACTCCTCATTTATTTCTAACCCTAGGACTCGCTTCGCGCCGAGGCATTCGGCGGCCCGAAGGGCGCTTCCGGCGCCACAAGTTGGATCAAGCAAGGTTGTTTGATCGTCTACCAACATGGCGAAGAAGTGCTTGAGCACTGGCTCCGGCTTGGTGCTTGGGTGGTGGTCCTTGTTGGTTGGGGCAGCGTAGGCGTTGGAGACGGCCCTGATTATGGGCCTGTCCTCTCGCGAAGCGAGAAAGGCCGTTTCGTAGATGCGCCGTGGGCCTCGCCTGGGGTCCGGAAGGACCCCCACATTGTCTGACTTGAGCCAGACCAGAGGAAAGATGTTGAAGGCAAGGCTCGGAGCGACCTTAGCGAAGACCCTGAGTGTCTCTGTATAATGCTCCATCGAGAACCAGAACACCAAGTGGCCCTCGTGGGCCATGACCTTGTCAAGGTTCTGCCCCAAGCAAACGATGAGTTGCCAATAGAGCTGGGGGGAGTCACTGTATGCCTCCCATTTGTCCTTGCCGCTTTGCGGCCCGGAGAAGGCGCCAGAGCCGTAGGGGAAGTCACAGTGGATAAGATTGAACTTGGGGCCGCTGTAGGTGGGAGCCCATTCGAGGAAGTTGGCAAGCAGGACAGAGGGCTCTGGTTCGGCCGATGGTGGCTCCAAAGGGTTGCTTGCCGTTGCGGACGGAGCCGTAGGCTCCGTCTCCCAAAAGTCTGATCCGGCTTCCATAATCTCGCTTATGGCGTCGCCGGCCTTGCGATCGTCGATCCTCGTCAGGATGTTGTATGCGACACGCATCCCGGTAGCTTGGGCGACCAAGGGATCGGCGAGGCTTTCGAAGACTCTCAAGTACATGGTAACCGTCGGGTCCTCGAGGCCAATGGACTTCGCCGTTCGGCTCTGCGTCCAGCCTGGAGTCTTCTCGCCATGCAAGCGATGTAGCTCTGCTATGGCCCGGCATTGGTCTTGCCAGGGGAGATCAGCACGTTTTAGATTCTCCTCCAGCTCGATGATCTTGGCGGTGATTGGATCAAGGTCTTCGAAGAACCTTACCGGGACTTGAGCCAGTCCAAGGGCTTTGGCGGCCTCAAAGCGGCGCTCACCAGCCACAAGGGTGCCATCGCGACGCAGGATCAAGGGATTCAAAATCCCTAGCCTCTTGATGGAGTCGATCAAGTCGCCTGGATCGGCCTTGCGCCGCTGCCGCTCGGCGCGAATCACGGTGATCTGATCGAGGGGAAGGTAGCAAAATTCCCTGATGTGGCTTTCGTCTGGCATGGCAGCTCTCCTTGAGGCTTCGCCTTCGCTGGCGTGTCGCCGACTCGACTTAATCCAGACCCTCGTCGACGCGAGCGAGGTTTGGACACTCACCCTGCCAGAGACGCTCAATCGGTCGTCCCAAGGGTCCGGCACGCCAGAAGATGCTTAAGCGCCTCTTGCGGTCTTCACTTCCGAGAAAGGTGGGTCCGTCGGGCTGCGGCTATTAAGCCGTTGTACAACGTCGAGCATCACGGGCGAGTTGATGCAGTCGGGCAGGGTGCTCTGGAAGGTTCTGCCCTTGCAGTCAATGTGACAGCTTTCCAGGAACTCCTTGAGCCTCCAGTCGGCATCGGGCGTCAAATAATAGTCCGTACGGAGCTGGCGCTTGGGGAGGTCAACGCCGTTCAGCTCGGTGGGGTCCACGTCGTCGCCGGCGTGGCTGAGTGAAAAATGGACTCGGACGAACGGAGTTTTCTTTTCAGACGATTCACCGAGTTCATAGCTCTTGACCGAGCCGAAATACGTGCCAGCTGGAAGGGCTTGGGGCCTCTTAACTTCGTCTAGAGGCTTAGAGAGTAGCTGTGAGAAATCAGGCATGGTATTTGTGCTCCTGTGGGTCACGGATTATGACCAAACTAATCAGGCAAGAAGTCAGAAGGAGAAAGCTCTTCTTGATATGTATGGACTGGAGGTTTATCTGTTATAAGGGGAACGAACTCACCAAATAGTGATTGTGCAGCAATGGCACGTGCAGCCGCTGCCTCTTCAGCTGTTGTGAAATACCCAAGGAATCTTTTCTTTCCGTCTTTCTTAATGTATGCCTCCCATTTATCCTTAAACTTGCTTACGCCTGGATAGCCAGAAGAGTTATTGCTTTGCAAGCCTCTATTCATGGTGTTAAGTGAACTGTTTGCTTCACGTAAATTCTCCCACTTATCGTTAGCAGGATTCCGATCCTTGTGGTCGATCTGATAAGTTGGCCAATTCCCTGTCATGTAAAGCCAAGCAAGACGGGAAGCTAAATACAGCTTTTCATCAACGCGGACTACCCATCGGCCAGTATTGTTTATGTTTCCAGCTATTGCTCCAACCTTGCGGCGAAGCGTCGGTAGTTTTCTGGTAAACATTCCTGTGATTGGATCACAATGCACAACTTCTTGCAGCCGTGCTTGTGTCAAAGACCCTGCAGATGCAGGCTGATATGACTCTATCAGTTCTTCAAAGCTTGTCACCTGTCATGCTCCTCTTGCAGCTTGAGTAACATACTTTCGAGGGGCTTTCCACCTACCTTGAGGTGGCGTGTTAAGCGCGCGAAGCGCTCTTTGGTGATCTCCCCGGTGATTGTCCGCAGAGGTTTGGTATAATCTCTTGGCAAAGCCTTGATCATGGCAAGAGCCCTCTTACTGCACGGAAGTACTCTGCTAAGCCTGTGGGCTGCTCATACATAGGGGCTATGCTATGGGGTGCTGTTGTCTTAAGGTTTATATTCGCCTGGGTCATAGTATGAATTACCTTCCGCTGTCCTCCGGCGCTTGCGCAGAGCAGGACGGCGTTAAAGTACCTAGGTATCTCAGGCGATAGGGCTCGCCCTATCGCCGCGGGGAAGCCCTGAGTAGGTGCCTTTTCGCCCGGCGTTAAGTCTCCGCTGCCATCCTGCTTGACGTAGACAATGTGGCAGTTGACGAGGACGTTGCAACGGAGGCTTACATCGCTAAGGTACTGACACAAGGTCCTGATTAGCTGCTGCGCCACCCCAATGTCACGCCTTCCCTCGTTCTGGCTGCGGACTGCGCCGAGGGCGCCTTGCATTGCCAGATGAAAGTTTAGGGCCGCGTTGGACAAGGTGCTCATGGTATCTATGACAAGGACAGTGTCTGGTCCCCACTTGCTTGCGCTGCCCAAGTCACAGATTGTCCCCAACTCGGCCTTGCTGTTGCTCCACTTATCGAGCATGGTCATGGCGCTTTGCCAGACTGTGGCTTTGGCCGGGATGATGCGGCCCTGGGCGAAGCGCATAGGCTCGGTGAGGGTGATGTAGGATAGGCGGCTGAGGCAGTCCTTCTTGTACTTGGATTTCTCGCTTGTGAGCAAGTGCTTGAGCGTATCGATGCCGTTATCGAGATCTAAGACACGGACTTGGTAGCCAGCGTCAAGCAGGCTTGCGAGAGCACAGGTCTTGCCAGAGCCGCTCTCGCCCATGAAGAGGGCTTTGATTGGGGGTGCTATGGCAAGGACAGGGGCGGTGATTGGCTGTACGTCGTTCATCTGGTCATGCCTTTTCTTTCTTTGCAAGCACTTGCTTCTCAGTTTCGTACCAAGCCTTTAGCTTGGTTTTGATCCGCGTGGTGTCGAAGATTGGAAGCATCTCGAGGCCTGTTGCATGGTTGATGTTCCGCAAGATGGCAGCGGAGCCAAGGGCACCACGCAGATAGCCTGCGTAGCGACGCTGAAGCTTCTGCTTCTCGGAGGGGACATGGTACGTCATATGTCACCGCGCGAAGCGAGGGGATTCCACTGGCGCCGTACGAAGTCCTTGGCAAGCCAGGCCTCGCGGCCACTTGGCGGCCGTCCGCAAATGGACTTGAAGTGGCAGAGGAAGCAGGACTTGTCATTCTGGGGCCAATAAGCTGCTTTGGCATGCATCTGGGCGGTGGTTAGCCAGAAGCCCAGATCCCTGTGCCACTCGTCGAGTTGGCTCTGCTGCCTTGGCACGATCCTGCGCTCGAAGCGGGTAAACCCAACGGCAATCTGTGCCGCGTCGATGACTATGCCCTGGATCGGCTGGGCGTAGACGATTTTGCCACCAAAAGAATAGGTGGACATTTGATTGTCTGGGCTAAACTGTGCAAAGTATCTGTCGTCAAGCGTGTGCTTTGTGGTCTTGGCATCGACGGTGAAGACTTGCTCCTGGAAAGTCACCAAGCGGTCCAAGTGGCCACAGAGTTGGAAGGCCTCGCCCGTCAAGTGGCTTTGGTAGTTGAGTTCCAAGCGGAAACTTAGCTCCACTGCGGGCTTGCCGTTGGCCAGGACTACAGTCTCGAAGGGGTCGGATTTGCCGAACTGGTCTAGGTACCAGACGACAGTGCGGAGCAAGGTGGCCCTATTCTTGTTCGGGCTGTCCGATAGCCAAGGACGCCCTAAGTCATGGTCCCAGGTCTGTTCCAGGGTCCATCGGACGACAAGGCGTAAGGCCTCTTGATGGCCTTGGCTTTTCCAATGTTGATAGCGCTCAAGGGCGCCGTGGTAGAGGAGGCCAAAGCGCAGATGCACGGACTCTTCGCGAGGTGCCCAGCCTTCTATTATGCTCAGTTGGTAGAAGCGTGGGCACTTCTTGAGGGCACCTAGGCTAGTCGAGTCCCAAGCTACTTGCAAGCCGGCGTAGCCAGAGGAGAAGCTCGGATTGGCGAGGGGCTGCAAGGCCAGCGCTGCGCTCATGCGAAGTCGTCCGGGCTGAGTTCTTCCTTGCTCGTTCGCTTCGCAGCCTTAGGTGCGGCCTCGCTCGCAGCCCAAAGGGCGCGCTTGCGGCGAAGCTCAGCAATAATCTGGTCAACGTCGGCGTCGGTGAGCTTGAGGGGGTCAAGGCGGAAGAGCTCATCAAGGGAAAGTGGGTTGGCCTCGGCGAGGGGACTTTGGTCTGTCATGCAATGGGTGCCTTATCTGTAGATTGGTCCGTTGTCTTCGATCTCAGAGATACGATGCTGGGGATAGAAATGCAGAGCAGCTTTCTCTGCCATTCCATGATAAAGCCAAACGCCTTCTGCAGTTTGTTTTCGTAGCTCTCCGCGCACATGCGTATCAGGTGAAAGCAAATAAACTGTTACTGTATGGCCGAGCATATATTAAATCTCCCATCTGGATGTCCCTGTGCTTAGCTGGCTAGCAGGCGCCGGAAATCGTGCAGAACACTTGGCATCTCTGCGGCCCTTCCTTGTTAAATCGCAGGGGGCATAAGCCCCTGCGCCGTCCTGCTAGCCAGGTAAGCATAGACTACTCCGCAGGGGCGCCTAGGAGGTCGTCCAGGTCATCCTTGACTGGTGGCAAGGGCGGCAGCTCTAAGTCGTTTGGCACTTGCAGTGGCTGCACCCTGATCTTGCCCTTGGCCTCGATCCGATCCAACATACGGCGAAGCAGCTCACGGACGGCCTGGGCACGGCTCATGCGGTGCTTGAACAAGGCATCTATCCTAGCCAAGTCACGGGTGTACAAATGGAAATGCACTCGTTCGACTGGCTCTTTGGGTCGTTGAGACACTGGACTAGATTCCTTGCAAGATAAGGCCCTTGGGCTTGATAAGCTGTATTGTGCCAGCCAGAATGCTCTTGGCACGCATATCGGCGCTTGGGTCTGGCACGGACTCGAAGTAGACTCGGTAGCGGGCTCCGCCCTCTATGATCTGCTTTGCGGACAAACGCACGACGAGGCCAGACCTTGTGTCTATGACTGGCCAGATTTGATCCAAGGTGCCTTCGGCACCCTGCCCGTCCCGCAGGAAGAGCCGAACTGGCATCAGCGAATCGTACTTGATGATCGCAGGGGCGAGGATCAGGCCGGAGAGGAAGCTGCGGCGGCTGACAATCATGTTTTGGGCTCCAGAACTCTATCTGAGGCAAAGTTAAGCCTCTTCCGATCTGCCTTGTGCATTGACTGAATCTCGCCCCAATAGAAATTGTCCCTCGGACGAGGGGCTGGATCTGGGAGCCTTGCTTGTCGCCGCTTCGCAGCGAATCCAGATTTCTTCATTTGGGCCTCTCCTGATTTGGAGCTGGGCGAGGGCAGGATCACAGAGTTTGGCTCTTGCTTGATAGAGCCGTTGTCTGGTGAAGTCGAAGCCGTGACTGGACTTGACCACAATCCCAAACGGACTCCGAAGTCCTGCATAGAGAATCTCGATTTCATCCACTGGATATCCTCCGGCTCGAACTTGTAAAGTTCATAGTCGTCCTCTACCAGCTTGTACCAGTCTGGCCCGTTGGCGGAGCAGGTTGCACGTAGAGCGTTGAGCAAGATCAGCTTCTCTGCCTCGCGGACGTGATCGGCGACGAGATGCTCGCTGACTGTTTCCCTGTTGAAATTGTCGGTCCAGATCAGCTTCATGGCAGGGGGTCCATGTCAAGGACCTGAGAGGCTGCTTCCCGTGCGCTTGCAAGGCGCCGTGCTGCCTCTTCCCTGAAGTAGGGGCGGCGCAAGGCAGCGGATATGGCAGCCTCACGCCAGGCCTCGTCCTCGGGCAACGCTCGGTCATCGGCGCGGAGCTTGGCAGCTATGGCGTCGAGGGCCAGCTTGCGGGCGAGGGCCTCCAAGGGATCAAGCGTGAGGGTGAACTCGTAGAGCCGTGCGTACTCCGCGAACTCGTCGCGGAGCTTGGAGACGCTGAGGCCATTGGCCTTAGCGGCGATGACCCGTTTGCTGAAGTTGGTGCGCAGCCTTTCGCTTAGGGTGCTGTTGAGGGCGCTGGCCTCTGCCTCGTTGAGGACGTGGCCGGGACGGTAACGGCTTGGCAGGTCGAACTCTATTCCCTGGATTGTTATGGTCATTGGAGTGGTCCTTTGTCATGCGGTGGGTAGGATAGCGGGTGGCATGGCGTGTGTCAATGGCCGTGTTGGCATGGCCATCGTGTGATTGTTTGACAAACCAATGGTGTGCCACGGCGCCGCTCAACTCTCCCCTGGCTTTACCACTAGCCAGAAGGCTTGCCCCTTGAGCGTGATCTCCTGCGGCTCAGCGATGGGTGTGACCTTGGCAGAGCCATGATTGAGTTCTAGGAGAGCCCAACCTGTTGCCTCGCGGCTTTGCCGCCTGACTAGGGCCTCCATAGCGAGGGCCATGAGTTTGCTGGTTTGATTCTTTTTGCAGCACTGGTACCAATGACTTGGCGTGATACCGATTGCATCACAGGCTTGGGCGGTGCTTAAGCCAAGACGCTTAGCTTGCGCACGCAAGGGCTGCATGGGGACGAGAGGACGAGGCTTTAGTTCGGTTGTCATGCTTAGGGTTCCTATGATCTAAAGTCTATGCTTGGCAAAATGACAGATGGTTTGAAGCTCACCTTGTAATGATAGACGTTTGCAGGTGCAGCTTCCATCTGCTCAGAGAAATAGGTCACGTTATCGCTGAGACCGAGGAAGTGCTTTTTGAAGGCTTCTGGACCAACTTTGCAGGTCACTTCGAGCTTCTTGTCCTTGGGCTCTTGAGAGCATAGGCCCTCGATGGTGAGCATATACTCGCCGGTTATGCCATTGTAGAAGACGATTCGACGAGTGATTTGGAAGTTATCGGCGGCGTAGGAGAGATTGCGGGAGGCGACTTGAGCGTCTCGCTCGCAGGAAGCAAGTGAGGCAAGGAGAGCAAGGCAAGTAAGTGTGCGTTTCATTGGTAGTCCTCCAGGTTGCAGTAAAGCAAAGTGTGCTTGGTTCTTGTGCAGATTACGTAGTCGAGGTTCCATTCTTGCTCCAAGGCTTTGCCGCCGCACTTAAGTGCATACTTGCTTGGGCAACGAAAGCTGTCCAAGTATACCACGAGGTCCCATTCCAATCCCTTGGCTCGATGGCCGGTGGCTAGGGTGACTCTGCCGTTGTCGCGGGAGAACAAATCGGCGAGGACCCTGCGTAAGTCTCCGGCTGTCTTGGCCTCGGAGCCTTGCAGGACAGCAATGAGGCATTCCTCTCGGTCACGGATTCCGTCGAGCTTCTCCTCTTGATCGCGCGCTCGGGCAAGCCCTGCCTCGGACTCGGCCCAAGAATGGATTTTTGCGTAGCAAGCTTCGCTCGGCAGGTCATCATCGCGCAAGATTTTCTTGCTGAGCAGGACCAGGCCCTTGCCGATGTCGCGGCCGAGCATGGTGACGCCGATCTGCTGGCGGAGGAGCTTGAAGGCAAGGCTCAGCAGGGGCGCGTTGTTCCTGCAAAGGACCGCCGTAGTGCCACCATTGGCGTGCTCGCCGATCTTGGTCCAGTTCCAGGTCTCGTCCTCATGCTTTGGAAGGAGGCTGTGGATGAAGCCCTGAACATTGGTAGGGAACGCTGTAAATCCAGGCGCGTGAGCGCGACATTTCTCGACGACGACCTGTGGGCAGCGGAAGGTAGTGGCAAGCGGAAGCTCGATCCAGTCACTGCGCAGCGCTTTGATCTTGTTTATGCTGTCGCTGTCAGCGTTTCTGAAACCATAGATGGCCTGCTTCTCGTCGCCAACAGCAATGATTCTGTCTGCTGCACACTTTTTGAGTTGCAGGTGGTTTAAAGGACTCAGGTCCTGCGCTTCATCGATAAGCACTAAGGGGAAGCGAGGGTACTGTCCGCCGAACATGGTGCTCAAGTAGATTTGGTCATCAAAGCTTATGGTGCCTTGGAAGCCCTGCTTCACGTTTTCCGCGATGACTTGGCGGGCGAACTCGGCTAGAGTCTTGTCATAGGTACCTATTGCTTGCTCACAGAGGTCACGCCAAGTACCCTCATCATCAGGAATCAGACCCTTTTGTGTGAAGGGCTTTGGCACGAGGCCCTGGGACATGGCAAAGCTTGCAAGTTGGCGGACCGCCGCCCAATCATCTTGGGAGGCCTGGAAACCGCTTGCCTTGAGCACCTCACTTACGATCTTGCCGAGCTTCTTGTCATCTAAGACCAGGCGCTTGCTCAGCGCACGTCCCCAAGCGGCGTGGCCAAGGCCGTTCAAGGTTTTGATTTGAAAGTGTGGTGGGAAACGCTTCTCAAGTTCCACGGCTATCTTCTTGTTGAAAGCCAAGGCAAGGCCAGGGCCAGGTGGAAGTGCGTGAGCGATCATCTCTAAGGTCGTTGATTTGGCACAGCCGGCGAGGGCACGAATAAGCAATGACTGCCTTGTGTTCTTGGCAGCGCAAATGATGGCTTCTTGTTCAGGAGTCGGTTTATGCATTGATGTTCTCCTTGGAGTGAGGCGGTGCCTGAGGGCCGAGGGTGTCGATTAGGAAGTTGAAACAAGCGGCTTGGATGCCCGGCTGCTTGGACTCACGGTTGCCGGCGCAGTTTAGTACGTCAATGGAGAAGGCAAGAAGCCAGATGCGGAAATTGTCACGCACTCGTTGATCCGGAGGTGCGCCGCCTGATTGCCAACGGACGTGGAAATAGGGTCTGGAATTGTCCGTGCAATAGCGTGCGGTGAGTTTACAGCCTGGCGATTTGGCGTTGCCGAAGAGCAAAGTACCCTTGCTCTCGAGGACGTTGAGGAAGGTCCTCGGAGGATAGTTCGGATTGCTGTGCTCTTGCACACCGAAGGAGGCGAGGGCAAGGCAAGGTCCGGTCTCGGTGCGGAAGCCCTTTGGTGCCCAGCCGCCGGTGGCAAGGCCGAGAGCTTTGGCTGCTTGCAAGGCGCCTTGGTCTGCGCCAGTCTGGCCACCGGAGATGATCTTATGGAGGGTCATACGAAGTCCTCGGGGCTGAGTTCGTCCACAGGTGCTTTGCTTGGCGCCCGTGGCCAATCGGGGCTCGGCTTTGCTTGCCACCAGAGGGCCTCTGGTCCACAGCCATCAAGATCTTGTCTAGCTTCATGACAGGTTGGATAGGTAAGCAGTGAATCACCAGTAACGAGGTTGAATGCAGGCAACGCATTTTGCGTTGCCTGGCAAACCCAGTGCTTTCCGTCGGCACTATGGTCTATGCTCAGCCTGTATCGGCGAACATGGAGGCAGTCTCTGCAGAACTTGGTCATGCTTTGGGCTCCCTGGAGGGCGTATCCGTCGGCGTCTCGCGCTGTTTCATTGCCGCCAGATACACTTCAATATCGACGCGCATCCAGTCCATGCGCACGGCGCGCTCATGGTCGTTCAACTCGCTCCACGTTTTTCTTTTAGGTCCCTCAGCTGTGTATCTCCCATAGCGCACCTTGGTCGCAAACTCTAAGGCGATCGCATCAATAGCCATCGCTTCATGGCTCATGTCGGCGTCTCGCGCGGCGGGGAGGCTTCAATCGCCTCAATCAGCGCATCTTCTTGCGTAAGGCCGCGTTGGTTCGGGCACGGATTTAGAGCATCTTCTAGCTTCAGCCCTGGCGTGCCGCATTGATAGCAAGTGCCGATGAAAGGACCGCCCTTGGGCGATGTCCGATGGATTGCGTGGGTCTTACTGATCATTTGCGTTCTCCATCTCGCGCGGCGGGGAGGGAAGAGGCTCGAACCGCTTGCGGCCATCGGGCAGCGTCTCGTTGAATATCGCCAAGGGCCGGCGAATGTAGTGTCCGTACTCGTTCTGGTACAGCGCCTCGAATGGCGCATTGCGGTCTTCGGAGTTGCGGACCTCGCCGAGCAAACGATAGAGGTCGCCCTTGTAGTGCCGATGGGTCGGCCGCCACCCGTCGCGCTCGGGAGCCGGCGCAGGGCCGAGAGCCTGTGTCATGACGGCGTGAAGTTGCTCCATCTCCATGCGCGTCATGTTGTTCTCGGCGGTCGAATCTCGTCCAATCATGGTGATGCGAGACGACACGTTCTGCCCCGGTTTTCCCGCCATCACGAATAGGCTGATCTCTCGGTCAAACTCGTTCAGGAATTTGCGCTCCGCTACACCGGACGGAAGATCGCCGGAGGGAGCCGGCGCAGGGGGCGCGGAGGCGAGGGCGGCAATAGTGCGTTCGCACATGCTGCTCTCCGAGTATTCGAGCGGCCCGTTGATTGAGATCGTCGGCTTCCCATCCATGTCCTCAAGCCATACGGTCCCTTGGTTCAGTTGCCAGTTGTGATGATCCCGCAGCGCCGCCTCCAGCGCCGAGACGCGCTGCTCGGCAACAGACAGGAACTTACGACAGGCATCTAACTCGCGTGTTGACGCTGCAAAATCGGATGCCATTTCCTCATACTCTTCATCGCGATTGGCCGCGTGATCCTTCCACCGTTGCAGTTCCTCGCCCCACCCGCTGGCGGCGAGCACGGCGAGGGCGATCCTGTGCCAGACAGTTGTTCCGTCAGATTGATAGTCCCATGACGATAGATCGGAGCCGTTCCACTCCTCCACGGCTGCCGCGGCGCACTTCTCGACGGTCGCTTGGTCGATCTCGGTCATACGTTCGGCCACTCCCCATCATGAATTTCAGGATCACCGTCATCAGCATTGCTACGAGGCTCCTTCTCGGCGAGGGCGCGGTGAGTGTCAGTGTGACACCGACCGCATAGCCATTTCACGTCAAGCGGCTTTGAATAGTCGTCGTGATGACCGTGAATTGATGCTGCGCCGTCGCTACGCGGGCTAGGTTTCGTCCCGCATCTCTCGCATGTCTCGGGGCGCACAACGTCGCCGCTCTCGATGGCTCGATTTAGCGCTCTCTTTGACGCCTCTTTTTGCGGATACCTAATTCGGTACGCTGCTACATGCCTGCGGTCGCGTACCGGAAGATTTGTAGTCAGCCGATTTTTGCGTCGCCGCTCGGCGCGGCTATCGCGCACTTCATCAGACGACCTTTGGATGCTTAGTAAAGCGTTGAAGCACGCCTTGCATCGGCCCTCCCATGCGTCCTTTCGTCCTGATTTCCGGTAGAACTCGGACACGGGCAAAATCTGGCTGCATCTAGAGCACTGCCGATCAGCAGTCATCGCGGCGTGTCCTTTAGGGCGCGGATGCGGGCGACGATATCAGCCTCCCTGTCGTGCCATCCTGCATCACCAAACACACCTTCATCGTATGCTCGGATGAAGTCGTGAAGGACACTATCCACCGCCGCTCGCCCGCGCGCCTCGGCGGCGAGACGCTCCTTGCGCAAAGCGGTAGCCACAATAGATCGTCTTCTCTCGCCTGTGAGCAGTTCGCCACCCATGATTTGTTCGGCGGCATCGTCTGCCCAATCGCGCGCCTGCGCTGCGTCGTCGGTCATTGAGCTTCCCTCCGCTTCATGCGGAGCCAGCGCTTGAGGGTGTTGAGTGTCTGCCGGCTCTTATACTTGGCGGTGAGGCGCGTTGGCTTGTTCATTTGATGTGGGCTCCTAGTTGTCAATGATGGGAGGGGCAAACCCCTCCCATGTAAGACGACTAGAGAGGCTCGCCGCTGAGTTCCTCAGCCAAGGACAGGACTCGGTCGAAGAGCCAGTCTTGCATGGCTCTGCTGCAGTCGGGGAGGTCCTGCGCGATGTGTAGGTGCTCTTCGAGCAGGGTGGAGGCCAAGTATTTGGTGCCTTTGCCGAAGAGGGACTTTGGCAAGAAGATAGTTTTGTCTTTGGCAAGACCGAGGGTCCACTGGGACCCAAGGGTCTCGATGATCTTTATGGGTTCCTTGACTTCGTGGCCAAAGGCCTTGAGGAAGGCGAGGGCCTTTGCAAGCATCTTCTCCTCGACCTTGGTAAGCCCTACCTCGGTCCAGGTCGGACGGAGGAACTGTGGCCTTGCCAGGGCGATGGCGCTTTGGCTGGTCTTGGCAAGCCGCGTGTGGTACAGGGTCTCGGTGGTGGTGACGAACTCCTTGGAGGTCGCCCCGTAGTGCCATGAGAAGTCCAGACCGTGTTCAAGCGTAGCCTCGCTTGCCTGCAGGGCGTTGCGAAGCAGCGCCTCGTCCTGACAAGTCGCGAGGGCGTTGATGATCCGCGCGCGGCAAGTGAAGCTGTCCAGGGTGCGGTCCTCGGTCAGCTGACAATCGGCTTGGATATTGTAGGTGTAAAGCGAGGGCTTTGGCAGTTCGCAAACGGCGATGCCGCGGTAGAAGACGGTCTTGCTGTTGCCTGGATGGATATTGGCGTAGGGAGTTGAGGCCAGAGGCATTGACTGGAGAACGTACTTTGCTCTGTCACGATATGCGGCAAGCATGGCTTCGCCTTGGACGATGATGTATGTGTAGCCAGCCTGCGGCTGCGGACGATTAGGAGCCAAGGTCACTGATCCGCCCTCATCCTTGGCGTTACACCAAAGCTCACGGTAGGCCATCCAGGGAAGCCAGGCCTTTCCAAGATCTGTAGTGAAACCAAGGTGGACGCAGGACTGCGGGGCATTGACAGACTCTGTTGTCATGTAGATCAGCTGGAAGAGCTTGCCCCTAATGGTTTCTTCCTCGCCGTGGAAGCGGAAGGTCGTCAGACCGGAGAGGATCTCAATGGAGCCGCCGAGGCGGAGGGTCACGGCGATAGCATTTTTCAGTCCGGTGCCAAAGAAGCCTATGGGGCTTGGCCCCTCTTTCACATTGACGCCTAAGATCGTCGCCGCCCTGGGGTCGATCTCGCCGGGGTTGGAGAAGACGAGGAACTTGTCTTGCGTTGTCATGCTCAGGATATCCTTTTCATTTTCCTGTTTGGGTGGGACGTACTAAATCTTGCCGGCTTTTGGAGTCTGTCGCAACTCAACCTCAATGAAATTGTGCCAACGAGGTGGCTTCTTAGGGTCTATGGTAGCCAGTCTGTGGCTGGCCTCGTTGGCGCTGTGGGCGAAGTCACGCGCAGCGTCCTCGTTGCGGAACGCTACGAGAGGCTGTCCGGCTTCGAGGACAATCCAGATCTTGGCTTGCCTTGTGCTCATGGGGCTTTGCCCCACTCTATCTGGACCTCGGGGAGGCCCTGCCCGTCGAAGCCGAGGAGGACGGACTTTGGCTCACCCTCAAGCAGGCGGTTTGACACCTCGGGCGCTAGCGCCCCTGGGCGGCCCTTGGGCGGCTTTGCGGCTATATAGCCGAGGTGCCAGATGGGCTCGGCGAGGATCTGCTTGGCGGAGAAGCCGAAGCCAGAGGCCTGTGTGTCGAGCTCGTCGAGTTGGCTGCTGGGGATGTGGAGGGACTCGACCAGGACCTTGACGGCGTTGGGGTCGTAGGCGTTGTCTGGCTCACGAGAGATAAGCAAGGGGGTGCCGTTCTTTAGAACGGCTAGGATGGCCTTGGCGGGAGGCCGGAAGTGTTGGCCGACTATAGGGCTGGAGGTTCTCATTGTCTAGGCTCCTAAGATGTAAGTGGAGTTCTGCGTGGTGCAGATCAAGACGTTGCCGAGCCGACGGATTTGGTCCACATTCGAGGTGGTAATACTGTCGCGCGTGTCGTCGGGGAATGTGCAGACGCCGTGAATATGGTTGTTGACGAGGTTCCAGTCATTGATGACGCCTTTGATGGTCATGCTCTCGGAGGTTCTCATTGTCTGTGACCTTTCTTTGGGGACGCCCCTTTGGCGTCCTCAGCGCCTTTGGCCCAGGGCACGGATGCCTCTGGGCCTTGGTAAGCGCCCTTGCGCCTAGTCCTCGTTGACCTCGGTGATTTCCAAGTCATCGGACTCAAGCGTCCAGTCCTGTTTGTCGGCCCAGCCGTCGGTGTCGATCTTCTCCTGCGCCTTCTCGTTGGCCTTGTCGTCGTCGAGGGCGGAGAGGGTGATCTCGCAGGTGTGGGTTTGGGTGCGCTGGATCACGATTGTGTATTTGGCCATTGGAGGGTCCTTTGTCATGCTAGAGGAGGGAATGTGCTTAGAGGAAGTCGTTGGGGGAAAGTTCTTCTTTGGGGCCGCGTTTGAAGGCAGCGGACTTGTAGCTGTGGGTGCGGACGGGCTTTGCCCCCAGGTGATGCATCATCTCCCACCAGGTTGCGCCATGATTGAACTCCCTGTAAACCAGGTATTGCATGATGTGGGCGACTTCATGCAGAAAGGTGTCGATGATGGCCTGCGGCCCCTCGGCGCGGAGACCGTGGTGGAGGCTAATGCCACGGCGGGAGCTTGCGTAGCCGGCGCTTGCGTGCAGCTTACTGCTCCAGTCACAGGGAGTGGCAAGCAGTGCCTGGGCTATGGTCGGATGGTAGGATAGGGCTCTAGCGAGGATTTGGTCCTGGCCGAGGTCAGCGGAGAACTTGCGGATGGTTGTCATGCGGAAAGATCCTAGTCGAAGTCGGCAGGGGAGAGTTCTTCCTTCGGTGCTCTTGCCCTTTGGCGCTTGGCGTCCTGGCACCAAGGACAGGAGTCGATGTGCATGGTGACGCGCAGTTGCGCGTCACAGTGATCGAGCTGATGGGTGAGTTCGGCCTGGGTGGGGCTTGGCGCCGTGCCAATGGCGCCGAAGCGATGCCAGGCTGCGTCATGGCGTGACAGCCCCTCGTTGAAGTCGGCGCGCTTTTGCTCTCTGAGCAGCCTAAGCAAGATCAAAAGGCCGCCGGCAGTCGCCGGCACTGTCACGTGGTGGCCGGCGGGGAGCTCGACAAGCAGTTGGCTGTGATCTGGGCCGAGGTCGATGGTGAGGGACATTGCCTTAGCCCCTCCAGTTGCCGTAGCGCAGGCCATCAAGGATAGCTGCAGCAATCTCTGTCAGTATGCGGTCTGGATGTGTGTGCTCGTGCTCAAGCTCTTTGACGCACTTGACGATGGCCTTCTGTGCTTTGCCGTCTGGTGCAAGAAGATTGAAAGCAGTGAGAAGATGTTGCTTGGCTGCTTCGTTGGTGTACTCGGTGCGCATTGGGGACACTCCTTATCGCTGGTCCGTTGTGGGTGGCACAAGTGGTGCCATAGGGTATGATAGACTATGGTGGCGTGGGTGTAAATAGCCAATGTGTGCCGGTTACGCTATCAAAATGTGGGCCGAAATGGACATGCCGCTTGCCAGCCTTACTTCTTCTTTGCCCTGTATGTTGGATTGAGCCGCTGAAGTTCCATGTCCAGTGTGAAACGGAGTTGCTTGATCTCTGTGATTTGCCGTGCAGATTCCTCCTTTGTGATCTTTCCATTGTAAGGTACGTAGAAAGCTGGTGCAACCTGTTGCAGGTAATAGGCCATGTAATCAGCGGCGAACTCGAGCCGTGCAAAGCGGCGGGCGAGATAGGTCAGAAGTAGTGCTGCTATTTCGTCTTGCTGTAGGCCGTGGCGCTCGATTACGTAGTCGAGGTTCTCGTTGAAGTTGCTCATTCCTTTGGCTCCAAGGTAGCTGGTTGACTCAGATCAGGGACGGTGTTTTCCATCCAATCTACGGGGGGTGTAAAGGCCTCTGGGAGCAAGGCTGCCTTTGCCATGTCTTCGGCCTCGATCCTGGCTATGGCCTTTTCGATCTCGTCGATGCTTGGCGGGACGTACTCGGTTGTTGCCTCTTGGGGCTTTAGCCCCTCCTCGCCAATGCGGCGCCTTGCCATTTTAGCTCTATTCTTATCGTTGATACGGTGGAACTTTGTCCAGTGGTAACGCTCAACCCTTATGTTAGCGTTGTTTGGCGCGCTCTGCGTGGCCGCAGCTTCTAACATAAGTATTGTGCTGGTAAGCACTTCAGCTGGCCTGCGGTTGTAACGAATTAAGGCCATCTGAGCGCTTTGCAAGGTCTTTCGGACCTGCTCTTGCAGGTCGTTGAAAGCCTGCTCGAAGGCCTCGGCCTCGAGGACTAGGTTGTGGAGGCGCTCTTGGGTGATGGGCATCTAGGGGGTTTCCTTTGCAGGAAGCGGATTTGTGCCGCGCATATGATGTAGGGTGGTTGAAAGTGTATCATATCTCACCGTGATGGCCACCCCCCACCCTTCTCTCTAGGGGGGATATTCCCTATGGTGGGTCGTCGGGGTGGTGGCCATCCCCTACCCTGGGTGGGCCTCTACCCAGGTTTTTATTAAAAAAAAAAAAAAAAAAAGAAAGACCAGCCCACCCCCACCCTGGGGGGCCGTAGGGTGGGTCGGTGGGGCTGGGTGGGTTGTGGAGAGAAGGGTGGGGGGTGGATAATGTGGTGAGATATGATGGGAATTGTGCTCGGAGTTGTGGCTGGAGATAGCATGTGGGGGCGTATATGGGGCTGGGTGGCACTGTTTGACTAACGAAAGGTGGGCTATTGGGTATATAAGCACCCTATGCTGCCCTACCCTATAGCAGCCCTATGGACCCTACCTTGGCCCCCCGCAGGCACGTCAATGACCTCACCTGCGCCCCCGTGTTCACGTTTTGTTCCTTGATTTGGGGCAGATTGACCCTACCTACCCTACCTCGGGCCTACCCTATGCTCAGGGCACACTACCCTACGTCGCTACGGCCGCGAAGCGGCCGGCTGGGGGATGTTATGGGCAAACGAAAGGAATGGAGGCGCCCCGAAGGGCGCCTCGTTATCGCTGGATGATGTAAAGTGCAAAGGTGAAGCAGAACCACAGCCAAAGGAAGTGGATCATGCGAAGTCACTTGGCGATAGCTCAGGGTTGAAAGCCAGTAGCTCGGCCCTGATCTTGTCACTGACCTTGTGACTGGCAGCAATGGATGGCCCAAGCCGTAACGCGCCGCCACTGCCAAGATAGAAATTGCCGACTTTGCCTGGTACGGTAAGAACCGTGTATTTGCTCGACCTTGCCTTTGGGTCAAGCTTCATGCCTTTGGCCAAAAGTGCAGCCAAAAAGCGATCGTGCAACGTTTGCTTTGCCATTGGTTTGTTTCCTTACACAAGGAGGAAAGGGGGAGCAACGTTGCTCCCCCAATGACAAATTACGCCGCAGTCTCGAAGTCGAAGTCGTCCTCGCCGAGAGCCTCGACCGCCTGCTTCTGGCTGTCAATGCGCTCCTGCGCCTTGGCCCGGACCTTTTCGGCCCTCGTGGCATTCGCCATGTAGGACTCGACCGATGCGCGCAGCTTCTCCGCCGCGCCCTTGCCGGTGGGCAGCTTCTTGCCCTTGGACGCGGCCCAGGCGACAACTTCCTCCATCGCAACGATCTGGATCATCTTGTCAATGCCGACAAGGCGAGGTCCGCCGTTGCGGGTTCCGACCGTTCCGGCCATGATCGCGTCGTGCTTTGCGGCAAGCCGCTCGGCTTTCAGGGCCTTAACCTCGTCCTCGGACATCCCTTCGGTATCCTTGGCAGTCACTGCCTTGGCATCGCCGTGAGCCTGCGTCCACCCGTTTTGCAACAGATAGGCCGCAGTTGTGGGAAGCAAAGAAGCGGCCTCGGCCTCATAGCCGTGGCCTTTGAGAACCAAGTCAGCAGGAACCAAGATTGCCTGCATTCCATGAGGGATATCAATTTGAACTTGTGTCATGTCATTGTCTTTCGTTTGCAACAGGGATCGTGTTTACCTGTCGTCTTTGCCTTAGTCGAGCCTCGTGCATTGCGCGTATTTTGTCTCGCCCCGCGCAGGGTGGTAGGCTTAGTCCGCTTTGCGTTTCAACATGAAAGGCCTTTCCGTCGTTTCGATAGACATAACCTAATCGGGCTTTGCCTAAAGGTCAATAGGAAAAATGCAAAGCCATGCATTTTTCTTTAAGGGTACAGAATGACAAGGCTGGGTGTGCTTTTTGTGCATCGCACAATGCCATTGGCGGGCCGTAGACGCGCGTGATTGTTGGGTGTCCCGGTAGACGGGCCGGCCCGTCCCCACGTTGTAGCGGGCCGTGGCGGGCATTGCCGGGCCGTCCGATCGGGGCCGTCGTCGGCGGGCCAACGGGCCTTTCAATCACGGTTTCGTGATCGCGCTAAGCCCACTCAGCCATTGACAGTGACAGGCTGGCATGACCTTATGGCATGGCATGACAACGAAAGGCAAAGCGATGCAATACAAATCCCAGGTTCCATGCCACGGCGTAGACCGCAAAGGTCAAGGCTGTGGCAAGGGCGCGCAGTTCACGTATGAGGATCACACGTACTGCGTGGATCACATGAAAGTAATGATAATGGAGGCGTACTTACGCGCGCATCCAGAATGCGCCTTGACCAATGAACTGGTCATTAACGGGCAAACGCTCAAGGTGACACAAGCGCAGATTATTGCCATCAAGCAGATACTTAAGGTGTAATGCAGGAGGGTGACAAGTGTCACCCTCCCTCCCTCGCTTAGGCCACCCCAGGGGTGGCGGGGTATGTGGTCCAGGGATCTTGCTTAGAATGCTTTGCAGGACCACCAAACACGGTTATCACTTTTTTACGTTTTCTTATAGCTGGTTTCTTAACAGTCCTGTTGCTGGGCATTGGAAAGAGTAGAATAAAGATGGAGAGGAGGCCGTACGCAATAGCCAGATGCCAAAAAGTACCAATACTTGTGCTCGCTGCGGCGCAATTTACGAAATGACTCGTGAAACTAGGCAATACTGCTCTGTGAAATGCAAGAAAAATGCGAAAAGGGCACGAGAGCAGGCTAATTTCACAGCAAAAATGCACGAAAATGAGCTAACTCCTGAAGATTTTCTGTAATACAGGGGTGCAGCCCACACTTGGATGGTCAAACAGGCCCACGGAGGGGCTATTCCGGCCACGGCACTTCGTGCCGTCCTATGTTTTCATCCTGCTTGCTGCATCATGCCCCGATGGACGACACATTTACCATGTCTCGGAAGGGCCAAGCGGCGGAGCCCCTGCACCTGGAAGTGCTTAGGGAGCTTACGCCCGAGGACTTCGACGCGCCGACTTTGCCCAGGGTTGGACCGGCCCCGATCAAGGCCATCCGACAGACCCATCACTTGGTTGCAAGACTGCTCGCTGAAGGTCGGCCGAACATCGAGGTATCCGCCATCACAGGCATCACGCAGGCGCGGATCAGCAGCTATAAGCAGGACCCGGCCTTCGCCGAATTGCTTGAGTACTACAAGGTCCAAGTCCAGGCACAGTACGCGAATGTCCACGAGCGCTTGGCTGCCTTCGGCTTTAGCTGTCTTGAAGAAGCCCAACAGCGCCTCGACGAGGCCCCCGAGGACTTCTCCCTGCAAGAGCTAAGGCAGTGGATGACAGCAACTTTTGATCGGAGCATCGCCCCGAGCAAGAATGCAACGGCTCAGGGGAGCGCTGTGGCGCCTCCTGTGGTCATCAATGTCCAATTCCACACCCCCGAGCCCGAAGGCCTTGTCATTGAGCAAGAGCGCAGCGATGTTTAGCGTGTGCAGACGTCCTGGAGAGGCACTGTCATTGCCAAAGGTTCGATCCCTGTCATTGCCAAAGGCCTGCTCCATTGCCTGACTTCGCCAAACTGCCCCTCAAGCCCGAGCAGACCCTCAAGGCCTGGCAAATCCGCGACCTGGACAACACATTGCACCAGCTTGGCCTCGCCAAGCTCATCTTGGCCGATCAGGGCTGGATCAAGTTCATGACGGGCGAAGGTAGGCTGGTCATGTATGCCACGGTCAACGTCCTTGGGGCCGAGCAATGCCAAGAGGCATCCGTCGCAGACGTCCTGGAGAGGCCTAGGCTGGGCCGCGGTGGCGTCCTGGAGAGGCCTGAGTCCCCTCCGTTCGTCGTGAGCAACGAGTATGATGTTGCACAAGATATTTGCAGGCTGAAATTGTCTACTGGACGTGTCCTACACGTCCGTCCAACGCGCGAACGGCCACAAGCATATTACAAAGTCGGCACTAGCATTCCGGAATGGATGCTGCTGGGGCCGGAGACCAGCAATGTATAGCCCTTGGGGACACAGAGTCGTGCAGGGCTTGCTTTGGGCAAGGCCATGCTCGCGTCCCGCGAGCATCCCAAAGGGCCGTGCAAGGGGTGTCAAGGCCCTCGGCCTTGCGTATGAGAGGGCCTTCGGAAGGGCCTTGCCAAGGCAGGCCCGCCTTGGCCCCTGGTTCGCCTATCAGGATGCCAACGGGCCTGGCTTTTGTCAACCAGACGCCATCTTAGGCATCAACGGTGCGGTGTTAATCTTCGAGTGCAAGCTAAGTGATACCTCTGCAGGTCGAGCGCAGCTGGATGATCTCTATTTGCCTGTTGTCTCTCTGGCGCTGCAGCGCCCCGCGCTTGGCGTAGTCGTAACTAAGCACCTCAAGCCCCAAAGCCGACAGATCGTTACGAGCCTGCTTGACGCCTGGCAGACACCAAATCCAGTCCTGCACTGGCGCGGAGCATCCCTCTTGTGACCTCCATTCTGCCATTGGGCAAAACCCAATTCTTCGACGCCCAAGGCGTGCCCCTTGCCGGGGGCACCGTAGGGTTTTACATACCCAGTACCCTGACCTTGAAAACCACCTGGCAAGACCAAGCCCAGAGCACGCCCAACACCAATCCAGTCCTGCTCGATGGCGCGGGAGAGGCTCTGATCTGGGGCAGTGGAACGTATCGGCAAATTGTCAAAGACAGCCTTGGAAACCTCATTTGGGATCAACTTACACAGGACTCTATCCCTGCAGGCGGAGTGACAAATGCAGGGTTGGCGCCGGCGCCAACCCTAACCCTCAAGGGCAACAACACCGTAAGCACCGGTCCCATCCTTGACCTTACTGTTACCCAAGTCAACACTATGCTTGGAGCACGCATCCGCCCTGCTGCTGCCACCTATTTCGTAGACCCAGTTTTGGGCACAGATGATGGGGCGCATGGCACTGGCGTTGGTGCTGCTGCCTGGAAAACAATCCAATTCGCACACAATTATCTCCGTGGCAACATTGATCTTGCTGGCTTGACAGTTACCCTGCAGCTTGCAAATGGCACCTACCACGAGAATATTCTTGCTGCTGGACCGATGGTCGGCGGGAACGCATACGTCTTGCGAGGCGATCCAGTCACACCAGCCAACGTTGTGATCCAGGGTGCGTCCAACCTGACCGCCACGATGTTTCTCACAGATTACGCGGAGATCATATTTAGCGGTGTGACCCTGAAGGGCGGGGCAGGCTGCATTGCCGTAGATCAGTTTGCGGTCGCCGATTTGTCCAATGTCGCGTTTGGCGATACCGGGTTTGCCGTTGCGCAAGTCACCGTTTCAAAGTTTGGTGGAATAACATTCACGGGGCCGATCTCCATCGTTGGCTCAGGAACGGCTCTGAACTTTGTGAATGTCAGCAATCTTGGATTTCTGGATCTGGCGGCACAGGCCATCAACGTGCCACAGGCAACGAGCTACGCTGGAAATCCTATTTTCGTAGTTTCACAAGGCTCTCTGCTATCTTCGGGAGGTGCTACGACATTTACCGGTGTCGGTGCGGCGATCACTGGGAAGAAGTACGATATAAACCTCAACGGTGTGCTTTCAACGAGTGGCACGGTGTATCCAGGCGCTATCGCCGGCACAACCTCGACAGGGGGGCAGGCCTCTCCATGAGCAGGGTTTTCTCCTTTCTCCTTATCCTGCTTGTGGCATTGCCTCTGTCTGCCAGTGGCATGTGGTCGATCTACTGGGTAACAGCTCCACTTTCTTGCTTTGGTTATTGGGCTGCCCCCATAGTATCATCTTATGGCAGGCCGCTCTGCCCGTTTGGAGCCTTTTCGATCTGCCCAACGCCAGGCGGAGCAGCTGGCCCCTTCGACACCGGCGCGCCAATTAGCATTACTGGATGGCAGCTGACACAAATTCTTAGTGACCCAACGGCTAGTGGCTATGCAGTCGTTGGCTCGGCCCATGCAACGGCAAGCGGCCCAGATGGCGGGGATGTCTTTGCCTCTGGCGGCGGCGTAGGAACGTGGTCCAGGAACAGCTCTTTGTCTCCGGCATTGCCGCAGGGCGGGACAGGCCATATCGACGCCTATGCCGTGTGCGACAAAGGGACACAGCAGCTTATCCTCGTGTTACCTTACTCGTCACCATGATCTGAGGCCCTGTTCATGCGAAGCCTAGTCATTGCCCTTCTGGCCTGCCTCTTGGCAGGCCAAGCGTCCGCCCAGCAAACGGTCAAGATCTGCGTCCCCGTCGTCAACGCGCAGGGGGCAGCAAGCTGCCAAGATGTACCGGGTGCTATTGGTCCAGGTGGTACTATCGCCTTTCCAGTTGTGCCTTCTGGCATTGCAGTGGCCCCAGTTGTCTCTACGGCCACAGAGAGCAGCCACATACTCAAGGGCGCTGCCGGCGCCCTTGGCCAGCTCACTGTGACCATTGGGGCAACCTCCGGTTGGGTGCTTGTCATCGACGAGGTGGCGATAGCCGCTAATGGCGCCACCGTGCCTAAGTGGTGGTGGCCGATCACCAGCAACGGCACCAATGGCGCCCTGTCTGTGATGTTTAGCCCAGCGTTAACCTTTGTCAATGGCATCGTCGCAGCCTTCTCAACGACGGGGCCATTCACACAGACGCTTAGTGCGACAGCAGCCTTCTCGGGGACCGTGCAATGAGGCGCTTTGTCTTCGTTCTCTGCGCCCTGCTGGCCGTTGGCCCGGCCTCAGCACAGCAAGTCACCACATCGGTGTCTGTGGCTGCTGGTGCCGCTGGTGGTGACCTTACCGGCACTTACCCAAGTCCGACCATAGCCAGCATCGGCGGTGTCTCTGTCGGCACCCCAACCGGCACCGGCAACGTCGTCTACAGCGCCAGCCCGACGCTCAGCGGCACCGTTGCCGGCACCTACACGCTCGGCGGTACGCCTACGATTGCGAACTTGCAAAGCCTTAACACTGTCGCCGTCACGGGCACCACGGGGACCGGCAACGTCGTGTTCTCCAATGCGCCCACATTCCAGGGCACGACAACGGTCAATGTGCTGTCTGCTCAGCGGGTTTCCGTTATTGCTAATGTTGCTCCCTCCGTTGGCATCTATTTGCCTAATGCAAATCAGCTTGGGTTTGCAACGGGCGGTGTAGAAGCAGGATTTTTCGACTCGACGCAAGGTTTTAACCTTATCGCGCAGATGAAGGCACCGGCCCTTACGCAGACCTCCGTCGCGCAGACCGGCACGCTGTGCTGGACGACTGGCACCGGCGCCATCACCGTTGACACTACGGTTGCCTGCCTCGCCTCGTCGGCGAGGTTCAAGATGGACGATCGACCGCTCGATATCGGACTCGAAGCCGTGCTGCGGATGCGGCCGGTGAGTTACGACCTCAAGCCGGAGTTCAACCCGGCGCATCTCGGACGCCAAGTCGGCCTCATGGCCGAAGAAGTCGGCGCGATCGACGAGAGGCTGATCGGCCGCGACGGCGACGGAGAGATCAAGGGCGTGCGCTACATGCAACTGACGGCAGTCTTGGTCCGCGCAATTCAGGATCAGCAGCGCGAGATCGACGCATTGAAGCGGGCGCTCGGCCGGTGAGACGCATTGCCCTCTTCGTGGCGCTGCTGTGGTCCGGTGCGGCACTCGCGCAGTCCCCAACAGCTCCAGGCCTTCCAGCCATCGGCCCAAACGTCGTATGGACGCCGCCGCAGTGGCAGGCCGAGTTCGCTTCGAAGCAGGACTATCCGCCGCCCATCCGAGAGATCGCTTGCGGCGGTGTCGATGACACGGCGCTTCTTGCATCGACCACGGCGCCAGGGCTCTACCTGTTCACATCCAGCATCTGCAATACCACGCTGCCGATCGTGATTGGTCTGCCGGGGGTAAGCTGGCTCGGAGCCGGAACGGATAGCTGGCACAACGTCAACCTGAACATGCACGCCTTCGGCGGCACGCGAATTATCTACACCGGGCCTGCCGACGCCACGAAAACTGTACTTCTGATCTCGCCGCCGAACGGCGCAACGACACATCTCGCCGGGGTCAACATCAAGGGCATATCGGTCGATTGCAACTCGCGCGCCGGCATCGGAACGGAGATGCTTTCGACGTGGGCTTCCGAGGTTCAGGCCACCGGCATAGCCTGCCTCAACATGGGCGTCCACATCGGCACCAACGATGCGATGGTCGGGCCAGACCCGTTCGATTTGCAGTTCAACACGATTGATATTTTCTCCGATCAGGTCACGACCGACACGCTCGGCGCGCTGATTGATGGCGTGCACGACCCAGCGAAGCGCGGCAACACGTCGATGAATTTCTTCCGGAACGTGGACATCAGACATCACAACGGCGATGGCCTGCACGTTGGCGCTACCGACAACAACGAGTTCATGAACACGAGAGTGATTCGCGGAGGATCGGGCGGCACGGGCGACGGCGTCGTCCTGCTTTGCAGCTTGGCGTCCGGCGTCATTCCCATCCCCAACGTCCCCGTTGATAATACGTTCCATCGTATCAGCTACACGTCTTTCGTCGCCCAAGGAATCACACAGTGTCCTGGCGGGACGGCCACTACCGATAATGTGATCCTGCATATCGACAAGGCCAACGCCGATCCTGATCCGGTGATCGACACGGCCGGCGGCGCAACTCTCTATTACCAGAGTTTCAACAACGGCGGCGAAAATATCAGGATGTCAACTGGTCTGGATATCCAGACCTTGGGGACTTCTCATATAACCCTCAGCCCTGGTGGCATCGGGGGAAAGTTCTTTTTCGACAGTAATCAATTCAAGATGCTGGGGACTGCCGGAGGATATTTCGACGCGCGCTACGTGACGCGGCGAATCCTGACCGACGCCACCCCGTCTGAGCTGACTTTGGATGGCGCAAACACCAGCAATCGCGTCACGCTACTCACCAATACAGCGGCGAAGTTCTCGGTCGATGTGGTATGCCGGCGAACGGACGTTGGCGGCACGGAGGCGGCGAGTTGGCAAGCAACGGGCGGGATCGCCAACAACTCAGACGTGATGCAGATGATCGGCACGCCGACGATTACCAAGTGGAACGATGCCTCGGCGGCGGCTTGGACCCTCACTCTCATTGCCGCCAGTCCGCAGGCGTTCCAGGTCATCGTGACCGGCGAGGTGGGCAAGACGTTGCACTGCGCGGCAACTGAGCGGTTGACGGCCGCGCCATGATCCGCACCCCCCTCCTGCACTGCGTTCCAGCCGCCGCCGAGGCCGGCGCTACCTGCACCGCGCGCTCGCGCCTCGTGATGACGCCATGACCGACCTCTTCCCTTCTGCCGTGGCGATCGTCGTGGGCGTCGAGGGGCGCTACTCCAAGAGCGCGAGCGATCGTGGAAACTGGACCGGCGGCAAGATTGGCCTGGGCGAGCTTAGGGGCACCAAGTACGGGATCAGCGCCGCTGCTTATCCGATGATCAGCGATATCGCTAATCTCACCTTGGATCAAGCACACGCCATCTATCATCGCGACTATTGGCTTGCCTGTCACTGCGATGTGCTCCAATGGATGCTGGCGCTTGGTGTCTTTGACGATGCGGTGAATAGTGGCGCTGGCGCAGCGGCAAGGCGCCTTCAGCGAGCGCTTGGTGTCGTCGCGGATGGCGCAATCGGGCCGCTCACTCTGGCAGCATTGCCCGCTTCGGAGAGCAAGGCCGTCATCACGGTGTTCCTCAAGCTAATGTTCGAGCGGGCGGCTGCTTACGCTGCCGATCAGAACGCCGCGACGTACCTTGCAGGATGGCTCAATCGGCTTGTTGACATCACTGAGGCCGCGCTCTTGGCGCCAGAGGAGGTCGGCACGGTATGACATCAACATGGGCGGACGTACAGCAAGCTATCATCGTGGTGCTGCTCGGCGCTATCCCCGTCGTAGGGATCGCGGTCGTTGCGGTCGTGAAGATATATGCAGCGAGATGGGTGGCCATCGCGCAGGGAACAGCCGACGCTGCCGCGCTGACGGCGGCGCTTAACCGGGGTCACGCTTTGGCAATCTCGCAGGGCACGCCAACGGCGCAGATTCCAGACAAGGTGGCAGACTACCTCGCCACGACCTCGCCGGACCTCGCTAAGAGCACGGGCGTCCTGACGCCGGGAGCAAGCACCGGCCAGCTTGTCCCGACGATAGCCGGCTCCGCTCGGATCGCGGCGAGCATCGCCCCACCGCCGGCCGTAGAAGGAGCAAAGCCATGACGCGAAAATTCTTTGTCAGCACAGTTGCCGTTGCCGTAATGGCTGGAAGCCTTGTTGCGCTCGGTGGCCTTGTCGGGTGTTCATCGACCGCTACCACGTCGTCAACCCCTGTCGCGCAGGGCGCCATCTCGCTCTGCAACGCGGCCGGCAACGCACTCACCGTGCTGGCCTCCGCCCGCGCGCAAGGCAAGCTCTCGGCCAAGCAGGTTGCCGAGGTCCACGACGCCGAGACGCTGACCGATCCGGTCTGCACCGCGCCGACGCCGCCGAGCGATGCCGTGGCGGCTGCCAGAGCCTTCGCAACAGGGCTGGCCGCGCTCGTTTCCCTCCAGATGCAGGTGAAGCCATGAGTGACATTAATGTAGCACAGGGCATCGGATGGGCCATCTACGCCATGCGGCACGGTGACAAGGTCCGGCGCTCCGGTTGGAACGGCAAAGGCATGTTCATCGTGCTCATACCGGAATTGAGCCTGCCACCGTTCAACTCGCAGGCACCCGGCGCCAAGGTCAACGACCGGACCGCGAAGCACATCGGCAAGGATACGCCTCTCGAAAGCCAACCCTACATTGCCATGTGGACGGGGCAGGGGAAGTGGCAACCCGGATGGGTCTGCTCTCAGGCCGATCTTCTCGCGACCGATTGGGAGATTGCATGATGGACCCCATTCTCATCTCCCTTGCCGCCGCCGGCATCCAAGAGGGCATCTCCCTCATCCAGCAATACGCGAACGGCACGCCCGGCGCCGACCTGGCGCTGCAACAGTGGGCTGACGCTGCGGCGAACTACCGGGCCGGACGGGCGGCGTTCGAGGCGGCGGCCTCGGGCGATCCGAAGCCGTGACACAATACTGCCCATTTTGTCGCGCCGTGCCCGTGGGCCTCACCTGGCCGACGCTGGCGGACTGCGCGCGGGATCACAAGGCGATCGAGAACTACAAACACCGCCGTGGGCAGGCCGAGGACAAGATGGCAGGGCCGGGGCCGATGAGCGGGAAGGTGGTCCAGGGGCCGGACCTCATCATGCGGCAGGTCAAGGACGGCGCGCTCAGGCGAGCCATATATCGCACCGCCCGATGATCGGATGCGATGTACTTCTCCTCATCAGTTCTGTGCTGTTGTTCATGACAGCATCATTTCTCGAGATGGTCATGCACCGACTCTGGAAAGCCGAGGCTGAACGCGACGAGTTGAAGCACAGACTAGAGGTCGCCCGATGAGCGCGTGCGTTCCGCTGTGGCTATTTGCTGCCAGTTGGGCGCTGCTGCTCGTCATCGCGGGCGGTCTTGTGAGGGAGGTCGTCCACCACGGCAAGACCGAGATGGAGTTGGACGCGCTGCGCACGAGGCTCAACATGACGGGGAAGACGGATCCGTGACCAAGCCGATCGACAGCGTGGACGATCTCATCAAGGCGCTCGGCGGCGAGGCAGCGGCGGCAAAGGTCATGGGCACCAGCAAGACTTACGTCTACCAGTTCAAGCGGGCGAACCAAATCCCGATCAAGTACGCCAAGGCGATCCTCGACGCGTTGGGGCCGGACTACGACATGCCAGTTGGACTGTTCAACTATCAAGGAAGGTGAAAGACCGAGCGATGATCTCTCCTGCGCAACTTGCTCTCGTTCGTGCGGCATCGCCTGGGGTGCACTGGCCGACGCTTGACTATCCGGTTGGCTGCTTGATTGGCAATCTCTACCCGGTGGCGTCCTTGCAGGGGTACGACGCGGCACATGCCCGCTTTGTTATCAAAGATAGCGGCGTTGTAGTCTCCGGCAAGGATTTCCGAGGCGCGGTCGTCGAGGTCCACGCCGACAACGTGACGATCTCGAATTGCCTGTTCGACGCGGCGAGCGGCTATTATTCCCTGCGCCAGTTTCCAGGCTTCAACGGCCTCACTGTCATCTCATGCTCGTTTGACGGCGGCAAGCTCGACCGGCCACTGAGCGACGCCATCGGCTGCGGCGATGGGCAGGCGACGATATTTCGCTGCTCGTTCGTCAATGGCTGCAGCGACCAGATCCAGATCGACTGCGGCGCCGTCGTTGAATGCTACATCGGGCCGTCAGGCTATCAGACTGATGCGCATGCCGACGCCATTTGGATCGCCAAGACGACAGGGCCGATCCTTGTGGCGCGGAACTTTATGGACTTCACGAAGAACGACGATGCCAAGACGGCGTGCAACGAGGCCATCAGGATCACCACCGAGATGGGGCCGACGAGCGACGTGACGGTGATCAACAATTTCCTCCTTGGAGCAAGCTGGACTGTCTTCGTAGGCGACGGCGGTACGGGTGCCAAGGGAACATTTCACAATATCCTGCTCCGCGATAATTGGATTGGCTTCGGCGCCTATGGGCCGATTAGCCTTGAGAGCCCAGACGCCAAAGCCAACACCGTAGTCGAGGGACTGAGGCTGGTCAAATGACTCGCACGATTGCTCTGGTATTGGCCCTTGTCGGTTGCACGCCGATTGCCTGCCCGTCGCTCCCTGCCACGGTGGCGTTGCCACTTGACGCTACGGCAACTATTCGTACTACAGCGCCAGGTGAAGCTCCTCAAGTCAATGTATCCCAGACTATGACCTCGACAACACAACCCGCCGGACCGGCTGCCAACACCATGTTGCAAACCTACACGGTCGGCGGCACGGTGAGTCCAAGTCGTAAGATGACCTTGGCGGAATGTGAAACCGCCAAGGCGGCGGCCCTGGCGCACACAGACTTGATTGACCCAGAGACGGGAAAGCCACATACTGCCAATGTACTTAGCGCAGAGTGCAACCAAGTGCCGACTTCGCTCAAGCCCACACCCAAGCCGAAGAAGAAGCAGACTTTGCCAAGGTCGCCGTGAGTGACGACGCAGACAACCCACCGCCGACTACTGATCGTGCGCAGCAGCACCGTGACTTGCTCTATGAGGCTACACTCAACGAGAGCGATCGTCGAGCCGAGACGGGAAGGCTACGCGCTGAGCTTGCGCGCCGCGACAAGGTTGCAACGGAAATCCGTATCTGGGGTGCGTTGGCGCTCACCATCGTTCTTGCGATTCTTAGTGCTGTCGGCACGGCATTTTTCTATTTCGACCGCAAGTTTGCGGATCACGTCGCATCGACCAACGCGACCGAGAAGGCCAGCGAAAAGAACACGGCCGCCATCAGCGTGCTCGAGAAAGAAACGAAGGCTAACACCACCTGGATTCAGGACGTGCAGGGCGAGCAGAAGGCGTTCGAGCAGTCGCAGCGCGCCGAGGGAATGCACATGACGATCGAGCTAAACAACTTAAAGAATGATATGACCAATCTCAGGGGCCATCGATAGGAGATTGCTATGCCACCAGTGCTTTGGATTATCGTCCTTTTGTTGCTCTTTGGTGGCCTCAGCGGCGGCTACTATGGGCATGTCAATGGCTGGGGTGGTGGCTACGGTGGACCAGGTATTGGTATCATTGCCCTGATCATTATTGTGTTCCTTGTCTTCCGGGGTGGCCTATGAATGACAGACCCAATCACCGCTGGATGCCTGTCTTCACCGAGGAGGATCGTGCGATCCTCGTTGAGGTGCTGCAAGTCGCACGAGAGACAACGTTGCAACTTGATAGGATGGAGAAACAAATGACAGCGACAGATGATGTAGTCAAGGCCCTGCAGGACGACGAGGTGGGGCTCAAGGCAGAGCTGGGGAAGCTCAGTGCTCAGGTTAGTGGATTCACTGCGCAGCTTGCAGCTGCGACGGCGGCGGCAAGTGCAGCGGGCGCTACGCCCACGCAGCTGCAGGCCCTCACCGATCTGCATACGGCCCTCCAGGCAGATGTGGCGACGGTGCAACAGGCTGAGGCGGCGGCACCCCCGACATAGGGCGCCCACGAAAGGGGGACTTTAGCCCGCATCGGGGCAATGCCCTGTCAAGCTGGCCTAAGTTCCCCCTAAAGTGCGCCGAGTGTAACAGCAGAGGCGGGTGTAGCCCGCCAAGGAGCAGCCTTATGGCACATGAAGGCGGACGACGCAGCCACAAGCACGGCTTCGCAGGCGATGCAAGCCATGATGCACACATTCGTGCGCCTGGTGATAGCGTGGGCGACACGCACCTGGGCAACGCGATGAAGCACATCGCGGAGCAGAAGACCGCGGAGCATCACATGGTTGGGCAGCACAAGGTCGAGGGCGGCTTCGACGGGGAGCACAATGTGCCGGACCCGCACTACAAGGGGGACTAGGCTATGCCAAGAGTAAGTGTGCCTGAGACAGCAAGCCGTGATGAGGAATATGTCTCGCGAAGTGTAAGCGTCGAGGCCATTGACAATGGCTACTTGGTGACTGAATATCACTCGAAGAACGGCGAGTATCACTCGACTAAGCGCTTCAGCGCCGAAAAACCTGATCTTGACGTGGATGCGGTCGATGAGCGCGAGGCAAGGCAGCCCCCCACCTCCAGTCTTGCCGCTGCGATCTCGGCTGTTAGGGGACGAAGGTAGGCCGAGTCATGCCGGCAGGGCCTTTCGTCTCTGGGGAGCGGCTAGGGTTTGTCTTTCCTCTAGCCGCTCCCGTTTTTTGGGGGCGCTTGCGCCCTCTGCGTGTCGGCTTTGCCGGCCACCGACATGCAGCCTTACCCTGGCGGGCTTAGGAGCACGAGACATGATTAGACGAGCTTTGCTCCCTGCCGTCGGGATTGTGACGGCTGCGCTGCTGATTGGCAGCGCCTTCGCGGCAGGAGTATTTACCCCTGGCCTGCCCAACCCAACTGGGCCTCTGACCGGCATTGAGGAGATCCCGGCGGATACCAACTTGCCGAGTGGGCAAAACCCCCAAAGTGAAGCGATCTCCACTCAGCAACTCATCGGCTTCGCCGGGCAGGTCAGCAATACAGCAGGCTTTCGGAACGCCCTAATCAATGGGGCGATGAACATCTGGCAAAGGGGTGTTGGCCCAAGCGCTGACATTGCCAACACGCTGACCTATCAGGCTGATAGGTGGTGGAACTTGGGTGGGGCTAGCTCTGCCATCGACGTGACCAAGGAAACCGGCGCCGCCGATGTCACGGCCACCTATGTGGCAAGCCTGCGCTTCCAGCGCAAGGCCACAAACGCCGATGTGGTCAAGATCTGCACCGGACAGGTCCTTGAAACCGTGGACTCAAGCCGATTCCAGGGTCGGACGGCGGAGTTCAGCTTTTGGGCCTTGGCTGGCGCGAACTTTAGTGCAGCGGCAAGCGCCCTGCAGGTGACGGTGGCAACGGGCACTGGCGTGGATGGAAGTGCTGCCAACTTTGCTGCTGGTACTTGGACGGGCTATGCCAACGCCGTGCAGGCCGCAACGCCCATCACGGCGACCTGGAACAGGTATGTGGCACAGGTCGCTATCCCTGTCACCGCGGTACAGGTTGGGGTGAGCCTCTGCTACACCCCCGTTGGCACCGCTGGCACCAATGACTGGTTCGAGTTCACCGGGGCGCAACTTGCGGTCAACCAGGCTGGAACGCCCGGCTATCTGGGGCCGGCCTCGGCCGCCTCGCTGATGTCCTATGAGCATCGTCCAGCAGCTGCCGAACTCATGATGGCGCAGCGGTATGAGCAGAATATTGCGGAGCCAGCAGCCGGCATTGTCGTGGCGCCGAGCGGGCAGGGTGCGAGCACCACAACGTGTACGATCACGATTCCCCTGGCAAACCCCATGCGTGCCGCGCCGACGGTGACGTTCCCTGGCACGGCACCAGCAGCAACCACTTGGACGATCACCCATGTTGTCACGGCCACTGCCTTGGCCACTCCCTTCCTTGCAGGTACGGCGGCTGGCAGTACGCCAACAATGATCAATGTCACAGCGACCACAGCGGCGGTCTTGACTGTTGGACAGACCTGTGTCCTCACGGGTGCTGGTGGCGGTGGGCAGATCAACGCAAGCGCCGAGCTCTGAGGGGGCGAAGCCCCGGCTTGGGTGGAGGGGGTGCAAGCCTCCTCCGGCCCATGTTTTGATTTGTGAACAGGCCCACGCATGGACACCCTAAGCCCAAGCCCTGTGAAAGGTCAGCCAAGTCGCAAGGTCGAGGCTGGCTTTCCGCAGGCTTTGGACTTCTTGTTTAGGCCGAAGAGATACAAGGTAGCTTATGGGGGACGAGGTGGAGCGAAGAGTTGGGGTGCTGCAAGGGCCCTGCTAATCCTTGGGATGCAGAGGCCTTTGAGAATCTTATGTGCTCGTGAGTTGCAGAACTCCATCGCGGAGTCTGTGCACAAGCTACTCAGCGACCAGATCGCCTTGATGAACTTGCCGTACAAGATCGAGAAGACCCAAATCTATAATGACCTGGGCACGGGCTTCTTCTTCGAGGGCATTTACAGGAACGTGGATCGCATTAAGTCCTATGAGGGCGTGGACATCTGCTGGGTGGAAGAAGCTCATCGGGTGACCAAGGCCTCGTGGGAGATATTGATCCCAACCATTCGCAAGGACGGCAGTGAGATCTGGGTAACTTTTAATCCAGACCTTGAAAGCGACGAGACCTATCAAAGGTTCATTAAGAGTCCACCGCCTGAGGATATGGCCTTTGTCAGGAAGATCACTTGGCGAAACAATCCCTGGTTCCCACAAGTCCTTCGAGATGAGCTTGAAGAGCTCAAGCGAAAGGATTATGATGAATACCTGCATGTGTGGGAAGGAGAATGCAGGATTCTGCTCGAGGGCGCCGTTTACGCGGAGGAACTCAGGGACTTGGTGCGTGATGGACGCCTGTGCAAAGTGCCCTATGATCCGACCGTTGGCGTCAGCACTTTTTGGGACCTGGGATGGGCAGATCACACTTCGATTTGGTTCGCCCAACGAGTTGGGTTTGAAAACCACATCATAGACCATTACAGCAATCACCTGCGGAGCCTCGATCACTACCTTGGTGTCCTCCAGTCGAAAGGCTATATCTTTGACACGCATTGGCTTCCTCACGACGCCAAGGCTAAGAGCCTTGGAACGGGCAAGAGCATCGAGGAGCTGCTCCGAGCCAAGGGATTTAAGACTAGGATCGTGCCAAGGCTTAGCCTCGCTGATGGCATTAACGCTGCGCGGACAGTCTTTGGAAGCTGCTGGTTCGATGCAGAGCGATGCGAAGCAGGAGTCAAGTCCCTTAGAGGTTATCACTACGAGGTTGTTGAAGTAGGCGGTAGGCTCTCCAAAGAGCCAGTCCATGATATCCATAGCCATGACGCAGATGCCTTTAGAGGGCTCGCCGTTGCGCTGAAGGCGCCAAGGGCCAAGGGCAATGACAAGCTAATCAACGCGGCAGAGCGCAAGCCCGGCTTCGTCTTTGAGGCCGGACGACGAGTAGCCTCTAACCTGAGGTGGCTCGGTGGCTGAGGGAGGGGCAGCACGGCTCCCCGGCTCCGTCCGCCACGTTGTCGTCGATGAGGCGGACAAGCGGCTTCGCCGTTGCATCGACTACGAAAGCATCTGCCGAACGAGCTTTGTGGAGGACTATAAGTTTGCAGAGGCAGACGCTGACAACGGCTTTGCTTGGCCAGACGCCGTACGGAGGAATAGAGATATTGATGAAAGGCCCTGCCTGACAGTCAATAGGACTCGGCAACATAATCTGCAAATCATCAATGACTCTAAGCAGAATAAGCCCGGCATTGTTATTCGGGGCACTGGGAACGGGGCCACTTACGAGTCGGCCAAGACCTACGAGAGCATAGTAAGGAATATTGAATACCAGAGCAATGCGCAGACCGCCTATAGCACGGCAACGGAGTTCCAGGTCAAGTGTGGTATTGGCTGGATCAGGGTCACGCGGGAGTACCGAGACGAGGAAAGCTTTGAGCAGGACCTCTTCATAAGAAGGGTCAACGACCCGCTTAGTGTCTACTGCGATCCAGATGCCAAAGAGGCCGACAAGAGCGACATGAAGTTCTGCTTCGTGTTTGACGACGTTCTGAAGGACGATTTTGAGGACGCATATCCAGACCTGAAGGACTTCAACGACAATGCCCTGGGGATTGGCGGGATCACAAGCAAAGACCATATCCGCGTTGTGGAATACTTCCGTAAGCTTGAGATCAAGGATGAGCTTGCGGCGATGCGGAATCCCCAGACTGGCCAGATGGAGACAATCCGCCGGTCAAAGCTGCCAAGTGACATCTGGAAGGACATTACGGCCGATAAGACCATCCAGCGCCGTCCCATCACTTACACTAAGATCGAACGGTATCTGATTGTCGGAGACCAGATCGCCGAGCAGACCGACGAGCTAGGCAAATACATTAGCCTGGTGCCGGTCATCGGGGAAGAGACCATCATCGATGGCAAGCTCGACCGCAAGGGCCACACAAGGGCGCTCAAGGACCCAGGCCGCATTTATAACTTCTGGACCAGCTCCGCCGTTGAGCACGTAGCACTCCAGGGCAAAACCCCCTGGGTAGCCCCTGCACAGGCCATCGAGGACTATGAGGGATACTGGAATACGGCCAACAGGGTCAATCACTCGGTGTTGCCCTATAATGCCTTCGACGATGCAGGCAACGCCCTCCCGGCGCCAACAAGGACCCAGCCCCCGGAATATGGCCCCGCCTACCTCTCTGGTATGCAGGTGGCCGTCAACGAGATGATGATGGTCTCGGGGCAGTACCAACCGCAGATGGGGGAGCCGAGCAATGAAAGGTCTGGCAAAGCCCTTGCGGAACGACAACGGCAGGGAGATAACGCTACTTATCACTTTATTGATAATTTGGGCGTTGCTCTTCGGCATGTTGGCCGGATTTTGCTTGATCAGATCCCCTTAGTCTACGATACCAAGAGGGCGATGCAGATCTTGGCCCTGGATGGTACAGACTTCGAGATCGAGATTGATCCACAGGCCAAGCAGAGTTACTTAGAGCACTTAAACCATGACCAAGAGGTTGTCAAGAGGATCTTCAATCCTAAGCTGGGCAAATATGATGTCCAAGCAGACATCGGGCCGGCCTACGGAACGCAGAGGCAGCAGATGTTCGATGCCTTGACCACGCTGATAGCGCAGGCCCCGGATATGGCCAACCTCGTGGGCGACATTTGGATGAGGGCGGCGGACTTCCCAGGCGCGGATGAGGCCGCGGAGCGCTTTAAGAGAATGCTACCTCCACAAGCACTTGGCAAGGGGCCGAGCCAGGCGGAGCAGCAATTGCAGCTCCAGGTGCAGAACCTGACCCAGCTCCTGATCAAGGCGATGGATAAGGAAGCTGGGCTTAGCCTCAAGCTCAAGGGTAAGGACGAAATGCGTGAGATTGATGCGTTTGAGGCGGACACAAGGCGGCTCAAGGTCTTGGCTGATCATGGCATTGATCAGGGCACCCTTGGCGTGCTCAAGGCCCAGCTCATGCACGACATTGAGCACAACCAAATGCAACTCGTGCAGGCGGACGAGCACAAGAGTATGGATGTGGCAAGCGAGGGGGCCGCCCCAGGCGCCGGCAACGGTGGGGGCAGCCCGAGTGCTGGCAACGGTGCCGCCCCTGCCCAGACCAATGAAGGAGGTGCTGAAAGCACCTCGCCGCCGGCTCCGGGCGCCCGTAAAGCGCGCGATGGACACTGGTATGTGCCTGACCCGACAAGGCCAGGCAAATATGCCTTAGTGGGCTAGGCTATGCCAGAGCAATACCAAGATGATGACCAGGGCGTAGCGCCGCCGCCAGTCAATCTCCTTGCCGGTGTGCCCAGGCAGAATCTGCTTGAGGGCTATCAGAAAGGGCCACCGGACCTCGGAGACTTCGCCGCTTATGCCGGCGGGCAGCTTGTCAAAGGCACTGGCAACGCCCTGCTGGGCCTTGTCAAGACTCCAAGCGATGTGCTTGCAGGCAAGCATGATGTAAGGGACATAGGGCCACTGGCGGCCGACTATGGAGTGGACTTGGCGCTTGCAGGGGCGGGTGTTCCTGCTCCTCCTGGAGCACTTCGTGCCATCTCTGCTTGGCATGGCAGCCCACACGAGTTTAGGGCGGAGCCTGGAGCACCCTTGGGGCGCTTCCGCGACGAGGCCATCGGGTCGGGCGAAGGCGCTCAGGCTTTTAGCTATGGGCACTATTTGGCCGAAAACAAAGGTGTGGGAGGAAGCTATCGGCCTGCTGGTCAAGGTGTACCAGCAGACGTCGGCGGCAGTCCACTAAAGCCAGCCGATATTCTGCAAAAATACTTCGAGCCTGGGCAAATAGTGCCGTCATACTCCGGCTTCGATCGCGTGGTGAAGTTTAATCCAGATCAGGGACAGGGTTGGTCCGTAGATGTCCGTGCTGTCAAACCCAACAATGGAAAAAATATTGCAGATCTTGGCAATCCGGAGCATTGGCAGGACACTGAGGGCGCCCGCAACCATGCGACATATCCAGAAGGAAGGAATATTGAGCGCGTTGGGCAGGCACGCAATTGGGAGATGACACAGCCAGGGAGCCTGTACAACGTTGAGGTCCGGCCGGATAAGCATGAATTGCTGGACTGGGACAAGTGGCTAGGAGAGCAGAGTACACAGGTGAAAACTGGTTTGCAAAAGCTTTATCCGGAAGCAGAGAATGATCCTAAGCATTGGCTACATGATCCATTTTCAGCGACAGGAGAAGATATTTACAAAGCCTTAGCAGCTGAGAAAGGTGGGCAACATACACTTGGACAAGGTACAAACCAGTACACGGTGCCATACGCGGACGAGCCAGCAGCAAGCAAGGCTCTCCACGAAGCTGGCGTTCCGGGCGTCAAGTTCCTGGATCAGCAGAGCCGCGGGCTTGCTTTGCGAGCCCCTACGGTTCCTACACATGACTGGATTGTTGCTAGACCTGGAGGAGGTATAGTTGCCAAAGGTAAGCAGGCAGATATGCAAAGATATCTGGATGAAAACCAGACTCACAACCTGGTCATCTTCGACCCCAGCAACATCAAGATCACAGCGCGGAATGGGAAGGCCCTCACGCCAGTGGACCATGATCCCTTTGGGCCAGACTTGCGTCCGGTGGACCATGTGCCGGACTTTGCCTCTGAGGCCCATCCCAAGGTACCAGAGGCCCGCCGAGCACCTAATGGCCGGTTCTATGTCCTTGACCCTGAGCGGCCGGGCAAATATGTGGAGGTACCACATTGACACAAGTCTCAGGAGCGCCTCTTGGCGCTCGGCCCGTTGACTACGACCCCTTCCTGCTCGATCATGTGGCACAGCAGGGGAATGGTGCCGATCGCTACCTTGCCCATATGAGCCCTGGCGATCTAGTCATTCCAGAGGAGCATGTGACGCCAGAGATCAAGGCCTTGCATGGACAGATGCTAGGGCGCCTTGCAGACCGATTCACTGTAGGGCATCCACAAAACAGTATTAACCAAAAGACAGGATTGATTCAGTTTGAAGGAGATGGTGGCGATGGAGGGGATGGTGGAGGGAGTGGGCAAGGCGCTGGAAGTGGTGGCGGTGGTGGCCCTGGTGGGCAGGGTGGTGCAGATGGATCAGGCAGCGGTGCCTCGGGTGGACAGGCAGCAGGCTCGGGAGGCTCGGTAGGTGGCGGTGCAGGCGGTATGGGTGTTGGCGGTGGTGACGCCTCGGGCGGTGCCAACGCAAGCGACCCTGGCACAGCAGCAGCTGCTGGCTCCGATACCTCCGTTGGCAATGAGCTTGGCAACATGGCACAGCACACTTTCACTGGTGTGCAGGCGATGATGGCTGGAGTCAATCCGCCAGATGTGATGGGCGCCCTTGCTGGTATCGGCACTGGAATGCTTACTGGCGGCATCCCTGGTGCTATTATGGGAGGCTTTACAGGTGCAGCCGGTGTAGGGCTTGGCGGCAAGGTGGCAGACTTGGCGCGTAGCGCAGATTTCAGCGGCGGCGGACAGTCCACAAACAACAATAATCAGGGGGCAGGTGGCGGTGCCCAAGGCCCCTTCGGAGGTCCAATCAACAGCCTTACCACTACCCAGGGACCAACGAGCATTCAAGCGGGCATTGCCCAGGGGCAGATCAACCCACTGTTGCAGAACCTCTTGCTTGGGGCCAACGGCGTCAATCCCTATGGGGACCAAAGTAGGCCGGCGCAAGTAGGGAATCCATACATCACTGGGAACCAGGGGAGAACCGCCTAATGCGCTATGTGAAGTCAAGGCCGAACCGGCGTGGCTGGGTCCACCCATTGCTCAAGGAAGTCGCTATTGGCTTTGCAGAGACGCTCTACGAACGCTTGGCGCAGGATAACCTTTGGTACAAGCTAAACCCTGATAGGGCGGCTTTCGTAGCCGCCATTTGGCCTGATGTCCTTCCGTCCGTGCGGACCCACTTAAGTGAGTTGCTAAGGCCGTCCTCACCTTTGCCTGACAGTGAGAAAGACAAAATCGCCGATGCTTTGATAAAGGACAACGAGCTGCGACTTGGTAGGGGCCGGGCGCAGCGAGCAAGGATTCAGCGTTATGTTCATTAGGACTTGGGATGCGGTCTATGCAGCTGATGCCGGCGACGGTTCTGGAGGCTCTGCTGCGACAGATATGAAGTCCGACGCCGAGAAGCCAGATGAGAGCAAGGGCGCAGCTGATGGCGAGGAGAAGAAAGAAGATAAAAAGGCATCTGCCTCTGATCTTCCGCAGACCCTTGAAGATGCCATAAAGGAGCTCACCGAGCTCCGTGCAATGCGAGGGCAGATGCCTAAATGGGCATCTGATCGTATTGATGTGCTGACAAAGAGTTGGCGCGAGACGGAGCGGGAGCGGGATGCCCTCAAGGGTCAAGTGGAGCAATTGAAGACTGCGAAGCCAAGTGCCCAAGTTGGGTTTACGGCAGCACAGGTGGCAGAAGAGGCTCAACGGATTGCGGACGACAAATTGTTCTCCGATGCCACAAATAAGGTCTTGGCAGAGGGTCGCAAGACCAATCCGGCCTTTGACACCGCTTTGCAGGCCCTGCACAATATCAGCCCTGTCATGGTGCAGACGGCGCAAGGCGCCGTCCCCAATATGCCTCGAAGCTTTGTTGAGGCAGTCATTGAGTTGGATAAGCCAGCAGAAGTGCTCAGCGCCTTGGCGCTGCCGATCAACCATGATGAGGCGGCAAGGATTATGGCTTTGCCGCCAAGCCGTCAAGGAGTAGCGCTGAGTCGCTTCCAGGCAGGCCTTGTTCCTGAGAAGGAAATAAGCCGCACTCCGGCCCCAGGCACGCAGGTGATCACAGGCCGCGCCAGCGGCACTCGCAGCACCTATGATGCGGGGAAGATGCCCACAGCTGAATGGATGGAGCTGCGGAACAAAGAACTTCGCGAGAAGCAAAAGCGTGCATAAGGCTTCTTAGCTGCCTTAAAGCTATGCAGTGGGTGCAAGACTGCGGGCCTAACCCAGCCCAGGCGCAGAATAGGACCATTAGCCAGGTCCGAACCCCGTCTGATGCCACAGATCTTCGACGGCTCCCCTGATGTCTTAACGGGCCAATGGCCCAGCACTTGGAGTCGTCCAGATGGCAAATACACTGCTGACTATAAATATGATTACCTTGGAAGCCATTCGATTGTTTATCAATTCGAATGAATTCCTCCAGCACATCGACAGGCAATACGACGACAGCTTCGCCCAAACCGGGGCCAAGATCGGCCAGAGTCTCAGGATTCGATTGCCTAACGACTTTACCGTAGCTACTGGGCCGGCATTGTCGGCGCAGGATACTGCTGAACAGTCTATCACGCTGCCCTTGGCTACCCAGAAACACGTCGATGTGTCCTACTCCACCGTCGATCGTACAATGTCGCTCGATAGCTTCAGCCGTCGAGTCCTTGCGCCGATGGTGAATAACCTGGCTGGCGCAGTAGCGGCCGACGTGATGACAGGCGTTGAGGCTGGCGTCTCCAACTTCACCGCTAACCTCGATGCCTCTGGCAATGTGCTTGCCCCCTTGGCCGGCACCTGGTTGAACGCTGGCGCTATCCTCGACATCAAGTCTGCGCCGAGGAAGAACCGCAAGCTCATCCTTGACCCGCTGACGATGGCCAGGACGGTGACAAGCCTCACGGGGTTGTTCAATCCCAGCCGGGCGATCAGCGGCCAATATGAGTCTGGCCAGATGCAAGAAGCCTTGGGCTTCGACTGGTTCTCAGACCAGACGGTGATCAAGCATTTGACAGCCTCTTACACGGGAATGGGTGCTCCGGCCATAGTGGCTGGCACGGTCCTTGGCGCGACGCAGACCGGCCTCCAGGTCGTCACCAATGCCATTGCAGGCGGCTTGGCCATCGGCGACATCATCACCTTTGCCGGCGTCAACGCCGTCAATAGGGTCACTAAGCAGACCAATGGGCAATTGGCCCAGTTCGTCGTCACCTCTGCCGTTGCACCCAACGGGACGCTGATCAACATCTATCCTGCTATCATCCCCGGTGGCGCTGGCTACGTGCCCATCTCGGGCCTCAATGGCGTCCAGTATCAGACCGTGGACTTCTCCCCGGCGAACGGAGCGAACATCTCGGTGGCTACCTTGTCTGGCAGCACCTATCGCAAGAACATTGCCTTCGCCCCCGAAGCCATTACCCTAGCCACCGCCGACCTCGAAACTCCCAAGGGCGTGCATGAAGTCGCGCGGGAGGAATTCGATGGCATCTCCATGCGGATGATCTCGGACTACATCATCGCGACGGACCAGATGGTTACAAGGCTCGACGTCTTGTATGGCTTTGTGTTCATTCGCCCGGAGTGGTGCGTTGCTGTTGGTGATGCAGTCTAGCCTCTTTGAAAGGACAGTCCTATGCTCAGTCGTGATGACATTCGCAATCGGGCAGCGAAGCAATTCGCTGTGCAACCGCAAGAGGCGCTGCTCGCCAATACAGCGCTTACGGAAATCTTTGCCGCGCTCGATCGCTTGCGCGGCATCGGCCTGACATACAGCCTCACTCCGGAGCTTGTCAGCAACTACATGCCGGTCGAGTGGCCAAAGTGGGTGGACGGTCGGCTCTGGGACAGCCAGGCCCATATGGAGGCGGATGTGCCCAAGGTCCTCTTGGCCCCGTCTGTGCCGGCCCTTGCCGGCAACATCGCCGTGGAGAGCAAGGTGCCTTTCCATGCTATCGTCATCGAGGACAAGGACGAAACGACTTTGCCACCCACCCTGCCGACTTGGGTCATTGTCTCCAGTATTGACAAGAACCTGTTGCTGAGCGATGCCCAAGCCTTGGCCTTGTACAAGGCCGGCGGAAAGCACTTCGGCAAGTTCACCACACAGCTCGCTGCAGATGCGTACCTTACCTGGCTGGAAACCACGCCGCAGCGGGAGGCGCAGGCCGAGCTTGAGGCCAAGGACTTCGATGAAGCGCCAAAAGGCGCTTCGATCTCCGATCAGAAAGCCAAAGCAGATGCCGCCGAGATGGCACGCCTGAAGGCTGCGCAGAAGGCGCCTGCTGTCTTGGGAGCAGCGCCATGACCCAGGGCATCTATCGTAACATGAAGTTCACGCCGTACAAGTATCAGGAGTATCCGAAGTGGGTAACCTTGGCGAGCGGCGAAGCCGTGCTTTGCGAAAGTCGCAAAGCAGAGATGGACGCAGAGCTGGATTACGGCCTTGCCCAAAGCGTGCCAACCAGCTCAGCACGCGAAGTTGAGCTTGCGAAGCAGCTCGCAGAGGCACAGAGCCTCATCCAGGAACTGCGTCTATCCAGGGGGCAGGGCAAGGTGGAGTCCTTGCCCCCAGTCGTTGGCAAGGTTGAGACCAGAGGGATAGGGCCAAAGGCTCCTGGAGCCTAACTCATGGTATTGAAAACCCCGCAGGACCTGCTCACCCTGGTCCTCAAGGACTGCGGCGCGACTGGCGTTGGGCAGACCCCCAGGGCCGAAGACCTCAACGATGCCTTCGACACTGCCATTATGATGCTTGGGCAGTGGAATAGGAAGAGGTGGTTAGTTTATCACCTTGTGGATGTCGTCGTGCCAAGCACAGGGGCAGGGCAATACACACTTGGGCCAGGCGGCGATGTCCAGCTTGCGGTACGTCCCGATCGTGTGGAGGCCGCGTTCTTACGGCAACTCATGGGCGTTGGCTTTGGCGGCTTCATCTTTGGTGTCACACCTTTCGGCTCTGCCCCTCCCGTTGACTATCCCATGAGGATCTTGCAGAGCCGTGAGGACTACAACAGGATCGCCCTCAAGAGCCTACAGAGCTTTACCAGGTCCTTGTTCTATGACAATGCCTGGCCCTTGGGCGTTCTGCATCCCTACCCGATCCCGCAGGCAAGCCTTTACGAGATCCACCTGAGCCTCAAAGAAACCTTGACGAGCTTCCCAAGTCTGACGACAGTGATCAATCTGCCGGATGAATACTTTGGCGCCTTGTTTTACAACTTGGTCTTGCGAGTCGGCGTTAGGTATCCCATATCCAGGGATCAGACCATGCTTGACCAGTGGGAAACAGTCAAAGGTTTGGCCAAGGACAGCCTCAATGTGCTTCGCGGTGCGAACACGCAGATTGCAGCCTTGACCATGCCCTCGGACTTGCTTCGACAAGGCAAATACAATATCTACTCTGACACCTAAAGGAGCCTACCTATGGCAACCCAAGTCCCGTCCTTTGACCCTGGTCCGCGCCTCTTCGACGGTACGCAGATGCAAGCGCTTGTCAACCTCTTATATGGCACTCAGTCTGGCATTACGGCGAAGGCCGGTGGTGGGCAGAGTGGTGCTGTGCCACTCAATGCCTCCGTATGTGAAGTCAGCGTCTGCGCGAGCAGCGGGGATAGTGTGGTCTTGCCCCCTGCCCAGACCGTCGGACAGAACATCGCGGTGATAAACAATGGAGCGCAGACGGTGAATGTGTTTGCCGCAAGCGGGACGGACCGCATTACTCCCAATGGCACAGTGACGCCGACTGCCAATGGCACCGCTGTGACTGTTGCCACTGGTGTCATTTGTGAGTTCTACTGCTACAAGCCAGGGGCTTGGAAGCAGGAGACTTCGGCGTAGCCATGCTAGAGGTTGGGCAACTCTGGCTGCCTGCTCACGGTAAGCAGGTTTTCAAGGTTCTCGAGGTAGGGCCAGAGGGCGACTTCGTGCTCGAGATCACAAGGCAGGACGGTGTGGTAAGCAAAGTTAAGTACGGAGCGTATCAGGAGAAAGATCTGCGGGATAGGTGCAGGCTTGCCTAAGCCCCGGAATGATAACCTAGTTCAGCTGCTTGGCGGCACTTATCAGGCGCGCAGCGTCATTGCCTCAGCGCAGCGCTGTGTCAACCTGGTGCCGGAGATCAACCAGGGTGATGCTGAGACGCCGGTGACACATTACTTACGCGCTGGGCTTAAGCAGCAGGGCTTGCCGCCGAGTCCAGGGCTTGGCCGTGGCCTCTATAGGGCCACCAACGGAGAGCTCTTTGCCGTCGTTGGTACTGGTGTTTACTTTGTCGATTCCTTGGGCAACTTCACCCTGCTTGGCAACCTTGCCTCTTTGACAAGCATCTGCTCAATGACGGATGACAGCAGTACGGTTGTACTAGTTGATGGCAGTCCTGTCGGGTATACTATTGCCTTGGCAGGGCATGCCTTTGCCCCGATTGCCGATGTCCAGTTCCTCGGTGCTGACAAGGTAGGGTTTCTGGACACCTTTGTGCTCTCCAATGTGCCTGCGACGCAGGAGTTCCAAAGCACACACTCCAATGGCTTGGTCTGGGACCCTCTCTACTTCGCGAGCAAGACAGCATTCTCAGACGGCCTAATAACCCTTGCCGTGGTGCATCGTGAGATCTGGCTCATTGGCAGTCTAACCACAGAAGTCTGGTTCAACGCTGGCAACCCCACCTTTCCCTTCGCCATCTTGCCGGGCGTGTTCTTCGAGCATGGTTGTGCGGCGACCTACTCGGTGGCCACCCATGACCAGTATGTCTTTTGGCTCGACCAGGATAAGGACGGCGCCCGCTTTGTCGTGATGGGAGAGCCATACAAGGTAACACGGATAAGCACCTACGCTATTGAAGAGGCCCTGAGGAAGTATAGCAAAGTCTCTGATGGCATTGGCTTTGTGGTCAAGCTCGGCGGCCACATCTTTTACTACCTGACCTTTCCCTCGGTCGATGCCACTTGGGTCTACGATAAGCAGACGGAGCTTTGGCATGAGGAGACTTGGACGGACAACAACGGGAGGGAACATAGGAGCCGCCTATCGGCGGCTGCTTTTGCATATGGCCTTAATTGGGGCCAGGACTGGGAAACAGGCGCCCTTTATCAAATTGACCCAGACACCTTTACTGATAATGGTGTTGCCATTGTCCGTCGGAGGGGCTTTCCGCATATCCTGTCCAACGGGAACCGAGTGTCCTATGCAAGCTTCCGCGCGGATATGCAGGCTGGCGAAGCCAGCCTGGGAGACTCCATTGTGTTCCTCCGCTGGTCCGATGACCGAGGGCGGACTTGGGGCAATGCCCTGGATCAGAGCCTCGGGCAGACCGGCGAATACCTTGTGCAGCCGCAGTGGCGAAGGCTGGGCGCCGCCAGGGATCGAGTGTTTGAACTCTTTTGGGACTGCCCCCAATTGACAGCCTTGAATGGTGCCTGGATCGACCAGCTGTCGATGGGAAGCTAGGCCTTGGCAAACGAATACCAGGTTATGTCACCGAGAGCTCAGTGGGTTGACCAGGATGGTAGACCAACTAATGCCTTCTATAGGTGCATTCTGGGCCTCTTCGAGATCCTTGGAACTAACAAGGCGGGGACTTTGGTGCCTGATGGGAGCATAAGCAATGTGAAACTGGCGCTTGTGCCTGCACAGACTTTGAAGGGCAATGCTGGGATTGGCCCTGGCCAATCCCAGGACCTCGCCCTTGCTGATGCCCTTGGCTTCGTGCTGGGCAGGCTAGACATTGTGCAAAACGGCGTTGACAATCCTCGCTTAGCAAAGGTACCAGCAAGCACCTTGAAGGGCAATGCAGCAGGAGTGCTGGCTACGCCAGCAGATCTATCCGTTGCACAGGTCAGAGCATTGCTTGGTTTGGGCCTACCTCTCACTGCATCTCTTGTTGGTGACGTGGCCTTAAACAATGTGGCAAACTACTTCGATGGGCCGAGCGTTGTGCAGGGTGCCACTGGCACCTGGTTTGCTTCTGGCACAGTGACACTATTTGATCCTGCCTTGGCTAATATGCTTGTGAGGCTGTGGGACGGTACAACGGTCATTGCAAGTGCGGAGCTTACTGTTGCGGCTGGAGCGGCTGGCGTTGTGGCGTTGTCCGGTGTGTTGGCTGCTCCGGCGGGGAATCTGCGAATCTCTGTCCAAGACCTCACCTCTGTCAACGGCAAGATTCTGTTCAATATCTCTGGCAATAATAAGGATAGTACCTTGACTGCATGGCAGATCGCGCTATGACAAGGCCCTTCATTGTGTTTGCCATGCCACGCGCAAGGAGCGCGTGGCTAAGTGCCTTCCTAACCTATGGCGACTGGGTCTGCGTGCATGAGATGTCGGTGGCCTTTCGGCAACTCTCGGACCTTGATAAGATCCTTGGCAAGCCCCGCTTTGGAATCTGTGACACGCAGCTGGCGCTTTGCTGGCCGGAGGTCATTGGGAGGTGGCCCCAAGCACGCCTTGTGGTCTTGCGACGACCGAAGGCAGAGGTCATCAAGAGTTGTGCAGCGCTTGGTTGGCAGGGCCCCATGCTGGAGAGGGCCATTGACAGACTGTGCTTTGCCCTGGACGAGGTAAGTGCCCTCAAGGGCGTTCTGCAGACGACCTTTCAAGAGCTTAAGCACGAGGACGCGGCTCGCCGCGTCTTTGAACAATGCTTGCCTTGTCGGTGGGACCCTGCCTGGTGGGAGTTTACCAAGGACCTCAATATACAAATACAACCAGAGATTCTGATGGAACGTGCCAGAAGCAATGTCGTTGGCATGGATAGGGTGTTTGGCAAGGCTCAGGCATACTATGACTCTAGGGTGTTGCAATGAGACTAGGCATAGATGGCGACTGGGCAGAGCCCTGCCTTTGTCAGTTCATTGGGCTTGGAACAGCGCTTGCGCTGTCCGCCGGGGCAGGCCTTGTTAGCGCGGGCATCGGCGCTAATGCGGCAAGCTCTGCGGCGGATACGCAGAGTCAGGCGAGTATCATTGCTAGCCAAAATGCCTTGGCAGCCTCGCAGGCGGCAGCAAGCCGCCTACAGCCCTTTGCGCAGCAAGGGCAAGGGGCCTTTGGCACCCTGGGGCAAATGACAGGGACGGCACCTGGGACAAGCCCTTTGACAGCTCCGCTCACAGCGCCTTTCAGTCCGGCGGACTTGACGCAGACCCCCGGGTACAAGTTTACTCTTGATCAGGGCCTCCAGGCCGTGCAGAGTGGCATGGCGAGCCAGGGGCTGGGCCGCTCTGGCCCGGCCCTCAAGGGCGCCGCCAACTACGCTACAGGGCTTGCAAGCACGACGTACAATCAGCAGCTGCAAAATTACTTAACCCAGAACCAACAGGTCTTCAGTATGTTGTCTGGACAGGCCAACCTCGGTGAGAACGCAGCGGCGGGCGCTGGTGCCCTCGGTGTGCAGGGCACAAATTTCTCGAACCAGTTCCTGACAAGCGGTGCTGCCGCGCAAGCGGCTGGACAGGTCGGTGTCGGCAACGCCATCGGAGGGGGCATCAACAACCTTGGCTCCAACGCCTTGGTTGGTGCTTTGCTGAGTAAAAATAACAATAATAATATTGATTTAAGTCAGACTTTGAATCCAAACTCTAGATTCTTCGGTGCTGGAGCCTAGTCATGCCCATAGATCCGAGCATCTCCCTTGGTGTGCAGCCTCCGCCAAATCCGTTGGCAACGGCCGGGCAGGCAATGGATATTAGCAATTCGCTGGCGCGAAACCAGCTTCTGCAGAACCAGAACCAGCTCTACCAGTTGGAAACACAAAGTAAGCTCGCTGTAGGGCACATCTTGGGCGAGGCCACAGATCCTGATACTGGACAGATCGATCTCAAGAAGGCCGGTACTCTTGCTGCCGATATGGCAAAGCAGGGCAGTCCAATCGGTGCCTTCGGCCTTGCCAATATCATGCCGACCCTTGTGGATAAGCAGATCAAGCAGTTGCAGCTTGGCACTGATACGCAGAAGATGCTCAATGAGGCGTATAAGACGCATACGCAGTTTGCTGCGGCGACCCTAGGGCGGACCGATGAGAATGGCAATAAAATTCCTGTTACAAAGAGCGCCTTTCAGGATGCCTTAAGTGAATCCTGGGCAAACATTCGGACGAATCCGAATATCCCTGCGGATGTGAAGGCCGCGATGAGCGCCAGGATTATGGAGACTGCAAGTAAGGTTCCTGACGATCCGCAAGGACTGCAAGACTATGTCGAGCGCTTGGCGCTCGAAGCGCAGCCCTTGGACGAGCAGATCAAGGCAAGACTAGGCCAAGTCCAGCATGTGGATGCACATGACAGGATCTTTCATATTGGTTTCGACTCGTTGACTAATCAACCAAAGCTCCTTGGCACGACGAACAAGTCACTGACCCCTGGAGAAGGGTCAGAGGCTGTCACCGACGAATATGGAAACCAGGTGCCGAAGCGAGGCACAACCCTGGCACCTGGTGGCTCGAGCTTCACGCCGGGGCCTGCTGGAAGCAATCCACTAACTGTGCAGGGTGGCATTCCAGCGCAGGCCAATCCGCTTGTTGGAACGCCTGCGACGAGGCGTGCTGCAGCAGGGGCTCCACCGCCACCAGGCCAAGCTGGCAATAATGCTTCGCAGGCACAGACAAACGCTGTGGCAGGTGCAACAGCAGAGGAAGATTCACAGCTTGGGGCAAGAGGCACAGTGCCTGGACAAGGACAGCCGAGCGGACTTGTCAAGCCGCAGAATGTAGCAACTGCAGACCTGCGTAAGCCTGCCATTGAGTACGTCAAAAACCTTAACGAGCGGGTTGCCTCTAGCGGGCAGATGCTAAGACAGCTTGGAGAGGTCATTCCGCTCTTGGAAAAGACGCAGACGGGTGGCCTGAGTGAAATCAAGGCAAAATTGGCAAGCATTGCTCAGGGTATTCCAGGGGTATCGCAGAGCCTTGTAGATAGGATTGCCGGCGGAGATCTCTCCGCTGCACAAGAATTTGACAAGTTCATGGTAACGTTCGCTACAACAAGCATGACAAATGCGCTGCAAGGAAATACTGGTAAGTTCACTCAAATGGAGTGGGCGAAGTTCCAGGAAGCGAATCCAAATCTGAATACTGATCCAGATGCAGCTAAGAAGATTTTCAATTTTATGAAGGGTCAGTATAAGCTTGATAAGGAGCAGCAGGATGCTCTGCTAGAGGCTCGGAAAAGGCCTGATTTTGATATCACTGGGTGGGAGAATGAATGGCAGAATAAGATGCTTAAGGAGGGAAAGATTAGTACGCAAGAAATTCCGGTGCCTGAGCGGGGAGCAAAGGCATCAGAGACTGTAGCGCCACCAGTTGGTATAACGCATAGGATGAATCCTACGACGAGGCAGCCAGAACGTTGGGATACAGACAGCAAGAAGTGGGTGCCAGGGATATGAGCGAGAGACCAGAACCAGAACCTCCTATAAATATGGATATGGGGTATGGGCATGTCATGCAGTTCCCTGCCAATACTGACCAAGATACCATAAATTCTACTCTGCAGCAATGGGAACCAAGCACTCTGGACAAGGAGGTCTGGAGCCGTGCGCAGCAAAGACATCAAGGTGCCGACGGTGAGCCTATTTCAAGTGCAGAGTTTGCAGCAAAGCCGCAGCTTAGGCAAAAGATAGAAGATGAGCTTGCGGGGGAATGGGGCATTGCAGGGCAAGTAGGGCATGGTCTGACTCTTGGCCTTGACACCCCTGCCGATGCAGCGATCGGGGCTGTCCAAGGCTCTGGAGGAACCTTCTCAGATCGCTATGCGGCCCTGCGCCAGCCAGTGGATGCCGCAAGACAAGCCTGGGAGAAGCAGAATCCAGAGTTTGCTCTTGGCACAGACATTGCCACTACGCTCGTGCCGACGGGGATGGCCCTAAAGGGACTTAAGTATGGGGAAGAAGCCCTGCTTAAGGGCGCGCCGATTATGCAGAAGTTCTTGGCTGGACAGACTGGTGGACGTGGAGCGCTACTTAGCGTCCCGGTGGCGGGAGCAAAGCTCGGGGCAGAAGCTGGGGCTTTGCAGAGCCAGGTGAATCCAGAGGAATCCTTTGGGCAGCAAGTAGCGACTGGAGCGGCTGTTGGAACTGTACTGAGCCCTATTGCACCCATGCTTAATGCCTTTGCAGGGCGACGTATTGAAAGGCCGGTGGCGCAGCTTGCCAGCGACGCCAAGGATCTTGGAATTGATCTTGCTCCTAAACAACTTCGGCCTGATGTGGAATCTGTTACTGCTGGCAAGGCCAAGGACCAAATCAAACAATACAATGCAGCAGGGAATAAGCTCATTGGTAGCGATGCAGAGGACTTTACACCAGCAAGTTTTGGGCAGGCCAAGGCAGACCTGAGCACGCGCTATAACGCGGTTGTGCCAAAGCTGTCGCTGACGCCCTACGACAGGGGGCTTATTACGGATTTAGGTGATATTCAAGCGAAAGCTGTGGCGAAGTTTGGACCAAGACGTGCAGGGAACTCGGATTACAATCAGTTTAATGATACGCTACAGAATATTGCTGGTGAACTGAGGACAGCGGCAGCGGTGCCTGGGAGGGCTGGCACTATTCCAGGGGTGCGATTTCAGGCCCTCACCGAGAAGGGTGGCCCGATCGACGACTTAATAAATAATCAGAATACGAAGTATCTTGGTGTAAGGCTTCGAAGTGCCCTGGAGGATTCCTTGCTTCGTAACCCGGCTAATGCACCGGCGGATGTGCAAGAATTCAACCTTGCGCGCAAGCAGACAAGGCTTATGATGGCTTTGGAGCCTGTGGTTGATGATGCCAAGGCCACTGGCATGATCGACCCAAAGCGAGTGCAGACAGCTATTGGGAATAAGTATAAGGAGTTTGCTTGGGGTGGCGTGCCAGATGATGTAGATGCTTGGGCAAGAGTTGGACAGTTGATTGATAGCCCAACAGCAACAGGGGGAGTAAAGAAAGCAGCAGACAGCTTTTTCCTTGGTGGGCACCACGCGGCAGCGAAGACTATGGGAGTGGCAGCGGGAACAGCTGCTGCCAGCGAGATAATTCCCCTGGTACATAGTCATCCAGGGGCAGCGGCAGTGGCAGCTGCTACTCTTGCTGCCTCGATCTTTGGCAAGGCTGCTGTAAATGCTTATGGGCAGGGCGCTACGTATGCTGGCCGAGCCTTGCAACCGGAGCTTAATCGTGCGGTGCCTAATGCCTTGCTGGCCCCTGCTGCGCAGGGCAGCAATAAGCTAATCGGCCCGTAGTAGGGTGACTACAGATTTGTAGACGGCCCAGAAGACAAGGGTATAGAGAACTGGCCAGAAAGCCAGGTAGACGAGGAGGAAGAGAGTGGCGAAGAAGTCAAGCATATATTAGGTCTTTCTCGCTAATTCTTGTCTGCCTTTTTGTAACAGATTTTCCATTTCTTCTGGATGTAGCTTATCCCACAATAAAGCCGCAGCCATTTTGATGGCTTTAGTGTAGGCTTCGTGATTGTCTTCTGCTTTAACAGCTACCCATTGTGGACCTACTTGTAGTTTGATTTCCATATCTGGCTCCTGAAAAGCTGCATCTATTATAGCAAAAGCAATTGCTTTTGCTCTATATTTTTGCCAAAGTCGATGCAGTGAAGACGGATTTCGCATCTTAGCTCAGTCTTCCTTGCAGTCCGGGCAAAGATGCGTCCATTCTGGGCCGTGCTTCACGGCCCTCCAGCCTAAGCTTTTCATCTGCGCTCGGCTCATGTCGAAGTCGTCTTCGAGTTCTTGGATCTCGGCGCAGGAGTCGCATTCGACGACATAGCGATCGCGGATGGTGGTAAGCATGGGTGGGGCTCCGTGGGCTTGTTTGACAGACGAAGGGTGGGCAAGGCTATTCAACTCCTCGTTCATGCGCAGGCCGAGGTTTCCAGAGCTTCGTGCCCGCGTCGCGAGACAAGAAATTAGATCGTTCAGCAATTTCAAGGACCTTGAGGATTTTCTCACTTGGGATTCTGCTTTGAAGAAAGTGGATGAGATGAGATTCATCTAGCGGACGCTGGTTCTTGGCATAGGTCCGCCAGGCGAACTGATGCAACTCCTGAATGACTTGCGTGTCGCTCCTTTGGGTCATCTCCCTAAAGATATCTGGCATATGATGCTCGGCGGCGAGAAGCCATTCCCTAGCCCTGTCAAAGTCATCAAGCTGGATGACAAGGTCATCAGCACGCGCTATGCTCGCCACCATTGTGAGCTTCAAGGTTGTGACCCATCGTCTTGGCAGGTAATGTGTCAGCTTGCTGTGGCTGGGCCTTGGCGGGAGCTTGTCTTTGTACCATGCTTCGGCGCTGCGCAGCGCTCCTCCGGTCCATTTGAACGTACCATGGACTTGGTGCAGGGCAACAAGGCGATCTACGAGGTCCTGCCAAAGGATCTTGTTCTTGTGCAAATACGCCCCGTTGGTGCCGACGGCC